CCTGCGGTTTGAGCGCGCTAGTCCGCCGAAGTTACCGGGTCGGTAACTCAGCGGCAGGCGGGTGATGATAAGTTAAATGACTGTGGCGTTCTACAACGCAAAAACAAAAGACTAGATGGCTGTAAGTTTCAGCACTAACGTCATGTATGGCGACGGCACGCGGTGACGCACGAGCATAAAAGTCTCGAAATGTAAGTATTGAAAAAAATCGGCTGTAGAACCTTACGTCACAAAACACGCAAAATAAAAAATCGTAGAATGTATGTTTGGCACTCTACAGAGTACTTTGTACGATTCAAGCGTGTTTTTCGCTATAGACTCTAACGCCATAAAAGTGCCTCGTGCATGCACGACAGCTTTAATTGTAAAATTAAACACCCCCTTTAAAAAGCTCGTACGCCACGACGTACAGCAGCTGCACAGCATGAACAAACGCGTACACGAACAAAACACTATATATATATCTATTTTTAGGTAACTAGAGTTATATAGAATCGTATAAGTTTAACGGATTTGGTTTGAGAAAAAATTGAACCTATGCGCGACTTTTGGCGGGATTTCGGGGCACACGATTTGCGCCCAAAACCCCTCATGGGTCCATAAATGGGGACCACCCCTCTTTTCACCCACCGTACCCAAGTATATCGAAACGCGCCCTACGCTCGCCGTTTCACGGCCACCCAGCACCTTGACACGACACCTGTTTCGTGTAATAATGTGACCATCTGAGAGAACCGTGCCCACCGAACGCAGGTTACCGACTCGGTAACCGCATGGCGCCACGGTAACCATCCACCTCACTGGAGGCCACTCATGCCCCGCCTACCCCGCGAACGCACGTTCCTGCCCATCATCCCCATCGACCCCCCTGCCCTGCCCGGTCCGCTTGATCCGGCGTTCAGCGAACCGCACTCCCCGCGCCCTGCCAGCCCGCAGGCGTTCGCCACGTTCGACCCGACCGTCGACCCCCGGACGATTCCAGTCGAGCGCTGGCCGTCCCTGAAGCGCTACAACGAGGCGGTGGCGAAGTGGCTGGCCCTGCACCCTGCGCGGAAGCCATCGATCGTCTTGCCCCCGGCCTACACGGCGAATCCGCAGCCGCACCAGCGCAAGCGTGGCGAACCCAAATACGCACTGACCGGCGCGACACTGCCCCTGCCCACACGGGACAACCCGAACCGCGTACTGCATCGCATCGTCGCCATCATCCCGTTCGGTGTGGGCGACAACCGAGTGCACGAGGGCGACGTCGGCGGCTGGGTCGAGTCGGAGTACAACCTGTCGCACGACGGCGACGGCTGGGTGTACGACGATGCCATGGTGATCGACGCGGCGCAGGTGCAAGGCGATGCGCAGGTGCGCGGCACGGCGGTCATCCGTGACCGTGCCCGCGTGTACAGCCACGCCGTGGTGCGCGACCGTGCCATCGTCGAGGGCGACGCCGTGGTGTGCGCCCATGCCACCGTGTGCGACCGGGCACGGGTGACGCGGCATGGCCGCGTCTACAGCCATGCCGTGGTCGACGGCGACACGATATGCGACTGGAAAGCGTCCGGATCTCGGCCGCGCGTACCGTGGTCCCGCCTGCGGTGAGTACCCCGTGATACACCCTCAGTCCGCGTGGTCACCGTCTGCGACGGCGACGCGCTGACCTTACCGGTTACCGAGTCGGTAACCTAGCCTGAAGGAGCTAGCGTCATGAACGTTCAGAGTCGATCACCCGAAGAGCGCGACTACGTAGACGGACTCGTCCGCGAGTTCGCGTACCGTGGGTTCACCACCATGCCACTCACCCTCTGGCAGATGCGCTGGTGCGCGTCGCACGTGTCAGCCGACGTGGCCTACGCCATCGGCTGCGACGTGGCGGCGGGCGTCCCGTTCGCCGACTGCATGGCGTTCGCGTCATGAGCCGCACCCACCGCGTCACCCCCACGTTCCGATACCCGACCGCGCCAGTCCGGCGGCACACCGTCAACGTCGTGCCGTGGCTCGTCCGCGGTGCGCTGCTCGCCGCCGTCCTCGTCCTGTCCCGCCTGCTGGGGGTGTCGCCATGATCGGGACACTGCACATCGAGCCGCTCGCGTATGGCGGACGTCATTTCCTCGTGGCGGTCGATCGGGACGGCGGCATGGGTCCCCCGTGGATCGAGCACGACGGGCACGGACCGGTCGAGGAACGGACGTTCCGAGGGCATGTCCACTGTCCGACCGCGCCGGGCGAGCGCGTGCTGCACATCGACGACGGCACGGCGTGGGTGTACGACGTCCAGAAGGCCCAGCAGACCGCCCTGCGCGATGGGTGGGGGATCAGTGACGAGACACGCCGCGACCAGCTGCTGCGCGGGCTGCCGTTGACGCGTCGGCGCATCGCGGCGCTGGCTGTGCAGCAGGACATGGATACCCTGCGTGGCTGGCTGCGCGACGACTGGTGTTGGGCGGTCGTCACCGTGGCGCTGCAGGATGCGTACGGCGCGCCGACAGAGCGGTCGTCCTCGTTGGGCGGCATGGACTGGGGTCTGCCCGGCAGCGAGGCGAACATCATGGAGGAAGCGCGGCAGCTGGCCGATGAGATACTGCACGAGATGCGGGCGTCGCCGTCCGTGACGGTTACCGAGTCGGTAACCGCGAAGTGATTCACCACCTGTGCCATCGGCACATAGCCAACGGGCCATCGGCCCTTGAGGAGCTACACCATGAAGACCGTGTATCCATCCACTGAGATTGCCCACCTGTGGGCACATGCCACACAGGACAGCGCGCGTAACCCCGGAGGGAACGTGTCGTTCGCGGGCGGCATACTGTACAGCTACAACACCACCATCGCCGTTCGTGTTGCACCCACGTTGTTCGTGGTCGACGTGGGTCGGTTCAGCATCACGACGAGCAAACACCAGTCGTGGGTGCGTCGAGCGATACCCCGTGGCGCGACCGTGGTCCAGTGCGAGAGTCTGCATGCGATGGACCTGCAGCGTGACGGTTGGGAGAGGCGACTGGCGGCGTGGCTGGTGCGGGACGCCAGCGAGAAGTACCGGCAGGCCGCGGCGAAAAAGCGCGAGTCGTTCGTAAGGGAGACACTGGTCGATACCGCGCACCAGCGGCTGGACGATGCCATGCGCATGATCCAGCGGGCGCCGCGCCAGCGCGGGATGGCAGCATTGCACCGTGCTGTGGTCAACGCACTGGGCCTGCCTGTCGACGCATGGGCGAAGCGAGCAGCGGCGCTCGGCGAGCCGTCACGTGCGGCGCGTCGTGCCGACGCGGTTGGTCGCGCGGTGCGCGGTTGGGAGATGGCCTCCGATGCTGCGCTCAGCCTGTCGTCACGGGAGCATGCGTTGGACAGTCTGGCGCAGGCAGTCAGTCAGCTGCAGCTGCTCGCGAAGGAGTGCGGGAAACGGTTCGTGCGTCCGCAAGGTGTACCGTCCGTCGATCAGATCGAGGCCGTGCGGCAGCAGGTGACTGCAGAGATCCGACAAGAACGCCGCACGGCCGCCATGCACAACCTGCGGCGCGCGTGGCAGACGACGGAGCGCGCGCAGCGCGACACGCGGAAGGATACGAGCAGCGGCGCTTGGATCGACCATAGCATCAACATCGCGAGCTATTGTGGTATCCCCGTCCCGGCGCGCGTGGTCGACCTGCGTCGGCGGCTTGAGCGATCAGCCGTCGTCGCGGACTGTGAGGAACGGTTGGTCGCACTTCGCGGAACGGCCACGGTAGACATGCCGCAGCTGGCGTCGTGGTTGGCCATGTACCAGAAGACTGTTCGCGACATGGCGGCGTTCCCGCCGACACACCCCATCAACGTCCAGCTGTCTGCACTGGCAGAACGCAGCGTCGCTGCGGAAGAGGCACTCGCCGAGTGGGAAGCGAACCGCGCAGCGCGTGAGGCGGCAGCCGTCGACGCATGGCGTGCGGGGATGGGGAGCATCGGCCACACCACCACGCCGCTGCTGCGGTTGGTCGGGGATGTCGTCGAGACGAGCTGGGGTGCGCGTGTTCCGGCGGAGTCGGCGCGTCGCTTGTGGCGCCTGCTGCAGCGTGTTCGTGGTGACGTGGAAGGGACGACCCAGTTGGCGACGCGGTTGACGGCCGAAGGTTACCGGGTCGGTAACTACCCCCTGTCCACGATCCGCACGGATGGATCGCTCGTGATCGGTTGCCACGACATCCCCGCGAGCGAGGTCGACACCATCGCAGCACTGCTGTGACGGTCACTTATCATCAAAAAGTTTTTCATGCAAAAATGACCCTGTTGGCCACTCACCCTCACGGAGAAACAACCATGACGAACCTGATCGTTCCGACGAAATCCGACTGCGCGCTGGACCACTTGCTGTCCGAGAACATGCAGCTGGAGGCGCAGGTCACCGCGCAGGAACAGACCATCGCACAACTCACCACGCAGCTTGATCGGCTTGCGCTGTTGAACGTGGACCTGAGTAACCGAGTGAGCCGCGCGAAGGCGATGCTGCGCGTGCAGGGACAGGAACTGACGCAGCGCCGCTGCGCGATCAAGGATCTGCAGATCGAGCGCGATCGCCTGCAGCGCATCGTCAAGTCGTACGACGCGCTCATGCTGGCGATCCTCGGCATCAAGCTGTCCGCGCTGCCGCAGCCTGCGCCCGACGCTGCTCCGGCGCCATGAACGAGGAGTTCCGGATATACCGCCTGTACGACTCGCGGTGCGCCATGTCCGAGGGACTGATATGCGAAGTGGTCGCTCGCAAGGGCAGCACGGCGTCCTTGGTAGCACTGAACGAGCTGGCGTTCTTCCAGCACATTGTCGTGGCGTCCGGTGAAACGGCTCGCCCGGTGCCCACCGTCGCCGTGTTCGTGATGCCGGACGAACAAGCAGCTGCACTGCTACACATCATCGCTGCAATGGGTGACCCATGATCCGCGCGTTCGAGTTCGCGAAACCCGGATGGATGAAGCGGTTCATCGTGCTCGACGACGAAGACACGGCGTTGTTCTACCAGCTGACGGAGCTGGCGCAAACCATCGGTTGTTCGTTTCGGCAGCTACCGGGGAGGGCCTACCTCGACCTCAAATACCTGAACTACCGGCTTCCTGAAGACGCCGCACAGTTCTTCCTCGAAGTTCCCGTCTACTACCTCAACCCACACGCCGAAGGCCAGCATCTGCTCGGCCGGCTAGGAGTTTAACCATGTCCTGTGTCCTGTACGGCCCCGACAACCGCAAGCGCACCGCGGCCCTGTTGCTCGATCTCGAACAGATCGAGCGCGTGATCGCTTCACTTGCCCAGCACGACAACAGCGCCACCGTAAACGCCGATGTAGGCGACGTCACGCTGCGGCTCACCGTCGACGAGGTGCGCTCGGTGTTCGCCGACCGCGCCCGCAAGATCGAGCATGAGCTGGCGATCCTCGGCATCAAGCTGTCCGCGCTGCCGCAGCCGGCGCCCGACGCTGCCGCAGCGCTCCCGTCCATCGACCGCGAGAAGTCGAAGCTGGTGGATTCCGTTGCCGCGCCGGTTACCGAGTCGGTAACGGAGGTGTGCAATGAATCGTGACTACGAGAAGCTGGTGCAGCAAGGGCGGTTCGTGGTGGCATGCGCCACCATCGGCGAGCGATACGCCGCGACGGTGGTCGAGTGCGCGCACCGTGAGAACGCACCCGACGTCCCCGCCATGCAGGTGCTGCAGCTGGGCGTTGTCGGCATGCTGAAGCAGATGCAGCGGCACTACGTCGTGGACGTTGACCACCTCGCGGACCTGAGTGCGATCGAGCTGACGCAGACGATCAACGAGGCGATGAACCACATGACCGTGGGTGCGCGGTTCGCACCGGGCTACGCCGCCGACTGGGCCACACCGAGGATCGTGTCATGAACGACATCCAGCGAGAGAGCGCGTTCACGCTGCGCGAGAAGGTGCGGAAGCTGAGCGCGGACACCAGTCGTTGCCGGCAGCGCTGGCCCGAGGTGGACACGTTCCGCCGCGTGCAGGGACTGCTCGGCCAGCTCAACATCATCCTGACGAAGTATCTGGAGGACGACGAATGAAACCGTACACGCCGCTCACCGCGACGCAGTGGGGGATCGCCGTCGTGCTGTCCCTGCTCGTCACTGTCATCACCACCGCGCTCGGCCTGCTGGCCGTGGCGTTCAGTCATCTCTGAAGGAGAACGACATGTTGCACTTCCTGTGGATGTGGGTTTGTGGAATGGTCGCGCTGTACTGTGCGTACTCCGTCTGGCACTTCAGCCGGCTGGTGGGCATCGCAAAGGCGATGAACGCGAACGCACGCATGGTGAACGACACCGCCGGCGTTCGTGAGTACACCCGGTTTTCGAGCGCGGCGTCATTCTGGCGCTTCGTACACCTGCTCGTCGGCGCCGCCGCCGCGTTCCAGATCTTCGGGTGACCGCCATGCGCGATACAGTCACGGAGTCTCAAGTGGTGCTGGGTATCGCGGCGGCGTGCGGCATCACGCCCTCGCCGAACGTGGTCGCGGAGGTATGCAGGTTGGCGAACAAGCACCGTTCACGATGGGTGTTCGTGACCCCGAGCGGGCAGCTTGCGATCATCGAAGCCGACACGACGGCGGCCGAGTTGCGCGGCTGGCTACCCCTGATCGGAAACGGCGGACTCGTGTGTATCCCCCAAACGTCGGCCGCGAGCAGCTGCATCCGCGCAGCCAACGACCAGTATGGCCTTGACTGGCTGCTCGATCCGCAGTAACACTTATCATCAATCGCTTTTTGCCGCGCGACGCGGCGCCATTCGGAGAACACCATGAACGCATTCGAGCACCAGCTGTCCATCCTCACCGCCATCGCTGCGGGCAAGGTTGTCGAAGTCCGCAAACGGCGCAGCGCGCAGCCCGAGTTTGCTGCCCCTGATACGTGGACGAAGGTATCCAGCCACCCGCACCTGCTGAACTTCACCGAATGCGAGTACCGCATCGCACCACCCGGTGTCGAGCCGGTGTGGGCGGTATGGGACAGCGGTGACCAGCTGTACGTCAACCAGCTGTTCCACGGACCGGCCGCGGCGACGGCCTACGTCATCCGTGCCAATGCCGCGGCGCGCAACGAAACCCGGTTCGTCCCCGTGAAGCTGCAGCGCGCCCCCGATGGCGCGTGAACTCGCCCCCATCTTGGCCGACCACGTGCACGTCGTGTGCGCGGTCGCGCCGAGCCTCGTCCGCGTGGACACCGACACCGAAGACGGTGGTGTGGTCGTGTCCATGCTTACTGCGGAACAGGCACTGGCGTACGCTCGTGACCTTGCCCGCGCCGCCCGCGCATCCCTGCGCCTGTCCGACTAGGAGTTCCCTCCATGATTCAGCTTCCCAACAATTACGAGCCGGTGCAGAACCTGCTCGCCATGTTCACCGGCACGCCCGACCAGCTGGAGTTCCTGACCAGCATCGTGCAGCAGCACGGTGCCAACCCGCAGGACTTCTATGCCCGCAACCCGCGCATGGAGGCCGGCTGGACCGAGCTGTCATCGCTGCCGGCGTTCCAGTCGCAGGACTGGCCGCGCATCGCGCACCCCTACGTGTTCGCCCAGCTGCTCGTCGACCTGTGCGAGAAGGTCGGCGCGCCGATCCCCGACAACCTCTACGTGGGCGTCGACGGTGCGTGGCAGCCGCTCAGCTATATCCAGCCGCGGTTCAAGCCCGTGCCTGCGCCCGTGGTCGCACCGGTCGCACCGCCGGCCGCGCAGCCTGCGCCGGCGCCGGCGCCCACACCCGACCCGTTCCCGCAGCCCGTGCCAGTCGCCGCCACGCCGCCGGCGCCGCAGACGCTGGACCTGCAGCCGACCACGATCGAGGGCGAGTTCAGCGTCGAGCCGGCCGCGGCAGCGCCGGTGATGGTGCAGACCCCGGTCATGGGCGCGCAGATCAGCATGCCGGCGGCGACCGCCGAGCAGATCGAGGCCGCGCGCCACACGCCGCGGGAGGCCACCAGCGCGCCCGCCATGGACGTCGGGCTGTCGGGTGGTACTCCCCATGCGGCCCCCCCACCGCCCGCCGCGCAGGAGCCGCCGCAGGTGGAAGGCGCGGGCCAGTACGGCCTGCCCCAGCCACACATGACCGCGAGCAAGGGCGCCAGCCCGTTCGACAAGGACCCCGGCGGCGAGCCGCCGAAGAACGTGCAGCGCCAGATCCGCGACATGTACGACATGATGCCCCGGATGTTCGCGATGCCGGCCGGCGACGTGGTGGGCAAGGGAACGGGCAGCGCGCAGCGCCAGCGCGTGTACCTCGCTGCGGTCAGCCTGTTGAAGCAGGCGCTGGCCAGTGTGCCCGACGCCAACTGCCCGGTCGGCTACCTCATGTGGCACCTCGACCACCTGCGTTACAACGCGTCCACCTCGGCAGCTGGTCCGACGCTGCTGGCGTTCGAGAAGTGGATGCTGCAGGGCGGCGACAGTGAGTAACCGGCACGCCACCCTCGTCGACTGGCAGAAGCTTCGGGACAACGACCGCGAGCGGCTGGCGACCCTGCTGGACGAGCTGGACCGCCTGCAGCTGAGCTGTCGCTGCGAGATGGTGGACGGCAAGGACTTCACGGTCGTGGTCGCGCCGGGCTACGCCCGGGCGAAGTACTGGCTCGACCAGTACGACTTGACTTAACCACCAGTTAAATGTAATATACACAATACCAGCAGACGTGCGGTCTGCTGGCATGGTTACCGAGTCGGTAACTCCAACCAAGGAATCCCCTCATGAACATGAAGCAGTCCATCCGCTCCACCGATATCCCCTCGGTCCTCATGGCGTTCTATGGCTCCGGCCGCACGCCGTACTTCCGCGGCCAGCCCGGCTGCGGCAAGACCGACCTCGTGCACGAAGGCGCCCGGCAGATCGGCGCGTGGATGCAGTCGATCGGCGATGCGCACACCGAGGTCGGCGTGATCGAGCTGCACCTCGCCAGCATGTCCGAGGTGGACGTGCGCGGGTATCTGATCCCGACCGACGGTGAGGCGCGGTTCACCACGCCGCCGTTCGCCTCGCAGGTCGCGAAGCATGCCCGCGGCATCCTGTTCCTCGACGAGTTCCCGCAAGCGCCACCGGAGATGCAGAAGGCAGTCGCGCCGCTGCTGCTCGACCGGCGCATTGGCGAGTACGTCCTGCCGCCCGGCTGGATGCTGTGCTGCGCCGGCAACCGCACCGAGGACAACGCCGGCGCGAACGACCTGCTGTCGCACGTCATCAACCGCATGTGCCTGATCGACGTCGCGCCGCCCGAAGTGGACGACTGGCTGGAGTGGGCCGCCGGCGCCGGCGTGATGCCGGAGCTGATGGCGTTCGCGAAGATCCGGCCGGGCACTGTGTTCGGTGCGCCCGACCTGTCCGTCGCGGACAAGCCGTACTGCACGCCGCGCTCGGTCGAGGCGCTGTCTAACGTGGCGGCGCGCTGGCCGAACGGCCTGATCGCGATGATCGACCAGCCGGCCGGCATGGCGGTGATCCGTGGGTTCGTCGGCGACGGCGCGGCGGCCGAGCTGTACGGCGTCATCACGATGGCATCGAAGCTGCCCACGTACGAGGAGATCGTCGCCACGCCGGACAAGGTGCCCGTGCCGAGCAAGCCGGACGAGGCGTACGCCAGCCTCATGATGACGGCGATGCGCGCCAAGGACACCGACGGCGACCCCGTGATGAAGTACCTCACCCGGTTCGATGCGAACTTCGCCATCGTCGGCATCGCCGCGCTGCTGAATCGCGACGCGTCGTTCTCGCGCGCCAAGGGACTGTCGGAGTGGGTGCGCGACAACAAGACGATGGTGCAGAAGCTGTCGCGCCACCTGCGCGTGAAGAAGGGGTAAGTCATGACACACGACACGCATATTCCGCGTTATCGCGTTGCGATCTTGACGGAGCGCGTCTATTACGTTACGGCATTTTCAAAAGACGGCGCCTCCAACACCGCTATGGATCTGCAGGTACGCGGTCGCATCCCCGACGAAGAGCGCGTGCTTGACGTCAAGACCCGAGAGGTGAAGTGACATGGCTATCTTCGATGACGCATACACCGCGGTGATGCTCACGCAGCCGTTCTTCGGTCAGCTGCTCACGCGGTTCAAGATCGAGCCGACCGATCGGTTCCCGACGCTCGCCGTCTCGCTCGACACGATGTACTACAACCCGGCATTCATCGAGTCGATCAGTGACGACGAGTGCATCGCCGCCATCACGCACGAGGTCATGCACGGCATGTTCGCGCACCTCGTCGAGATGGACATGTACCACGAGTCGGGCATCGGCCCGGACGGCAAGCCCTACGAACAGGACAAGTACAACCGCGCCGCCGATTACGTCATCAACGATCTGATCAAACAGAACGGCATCGGCACGATCGGTGCGGGCTGGTGCTGGGACGCGGCGTACCCACACACCATGACGCCGGCGGAGATCTACGAGGCGTTGCCGTCCAACCCGCCGAAGGGCGGTGGCGGCAAGGGTGGCGCCCAGCAGAGCCACGACACGCACATCTCCGATGGCGCCGCGGGCAACCAGAAACAGAACGCGATCCAGCCGCAGGACGTGCAGTCGGCGTTCGAGACCGCGAAGGCGCTCGGCCACGTGCCGGCCGGTATCGAGCGCCTGATCGGCAGCATCATCCGACCCAAGCACTCGCCATGGGCGAGGCTGCGGCAAGCCGTCATCAGCGCCATGCGCGGCCACGACACGACGACGTGGCGCCGCCTCAACCGGCACATGATGTCGCGCGGCGTGGTGATGCCCGGTCGCACCGGGTATGCCTGCGGCCCGGTCGGCGTGGTGGTCGACACCAGCGGCAGTATCGGCGACGAGTTGCTGCAGCTGTTCGGCTCGCACATGGGTGCGATCCTGTCGGACGCAAAGCCGCGCGAGATCCGCGTGTACTGGACCGATGCGAAGGTCCACCGCGTGGACACGATCAAGTCGGGTCAGCAGCTGCGCCAGATGCTGTCGAAGCCCGTACCCGGTGGCGGTGGCACCGACATGGAGTGTGGCATCAAGAACGCCGTCGATGATAAGTGCGACGTCATCGCCGTACTCACGGATGGCTATACGGCTTTCACGAAGGGACCGAAACGCCCGGTGATCTGGGCGATGACGACGGAGGTGCAGGCGCCCTATGGACGAAACATCAAAATCTGCTGATCGCCTTATCTGTTACGTGTTCCACGGCGAGTACTGGCATCCCGCAGTAACGCAGCCGCACGTGGTTCGTATCTACGCGGACCGCAGGGTTGATCTACACGCCGCGCTTAGAAAACGCGAGAAGCCGGGGTACACGTACACGCTGCGCTACACCGAACTACCCTACTAGTTACCGACTCGGTAACCCATTCGGAGAACCCTCATGCACAACGATATCCATAGCTCCAGCCAGCTGATCTACCTCACCGTGTCGCAGTGGGCGGCGCGCAAGCTGGACAAGACCGTTACCGCCGAACTCAACACGGAGAAGTCGGCGTCGGTGAACGCCAGCCGCGTCAACAAGTACCTCATGGCCGAGGCGGACACGCAGCTCAAAAACATCGCCCGGCTCGCGCGGCAGGCCCGCGATCTGGTCGAGGAGCACACCTTGCCGTGGGACGCCGCAGGTAATCGTCTCGTGTCGAACCTCACCCTGTTCACCCTGCTCGGCGAGCTGGGCAGCGTGGAGCGTGAGTTCTCCGCAGCGGCTGACGCGTTCGTCGCGGACTACCCCACACTCATGGCGAAGTCGATCGCCGCGCTCGGCGACATGGCTGACGTGAACGACTATCCCAGCGCCGAGCAGGTGCGTGCGAAGTTCTCCATGGCGACCGCGCTGTCGCCACTCCCCGCCGGCTACGACGACGTGCGCACCGGTCTGTCGCCCGAGCAGGTGAGGGCATTGAACGAGCAGTACGCGCAGCAGGTGAAGTCGCAGTTCGAGGACGCACAGGCGTCGGCGTTCACCCGCCTGCGCGAGAACGTCGAGCGCATGCTGGAGCGACTGACCCCGACGGCCGATGGCAAGAACAAGCAGTTCACCTACACGCTGGTGTCGAACCTGCGTGAGACGGTGGCACTCATGGCCAGCCTCAACGTGTTCGACTCGCCGGAGCTGAAGGCACTGCACAGCGCGCTGGATGGCCAGCTGTGCCGGTACGACGTCGACGACCTGCGCGGCAGCATCATGGTCGCGGCGGAGGCACGGCAGACGGCGCAGTCGATCGTGGACCGCATGGCGTCGATGGGGTTGTGACATGGGCTCGAAGGTGAAGCGGTTTCCCCAAATCCTGTATGACCGTGCTGCAGTAGAGGCAACAGTGAGCCAAACAATCAGAACATCCTACGTCCAATACGCAACAGGTGCGGGTGGGTCGTCTAGTGTCCGTCGCAAGCTGTCGCGTCGCGAGTGGCGGCGCGCAGCGACAGCCATGGCGAACAACATGCGTGAAGCCGGGATCGACCCGCACCCGGACATCTGGCAGCTGCTTTCGGACAAGACGCTCCTGACCGCGCTCGGTCCGATGGTTGGGTCCGTCCTGAACGCGGATCGCGATGGGTTCGCACTGGCGATGGCGTGGATGTTTGCGAGGAAGCGGACATGAAAATCAACTCCTGCGTGCGTCGTAGTGTGGACAGGTTCCAACGGCGCAGCTGCGCGATACGTCGTGACTTCACGGTTCTCTTCGCTGACCCCTCCATCAATCACAGTGACATCGACGCGTTCGCCAATGGCCATGGGATAGCGTTTTTGCTACGCCCCGACTGCGCGCTCGACGACGCAGCCGACAGCGATTTCCACGAGATCTCCATCGACAACATCGTCGGGGAGTGCGTCGCGCAGCTGGACGCGCAATTCCACGACGCGTATCTGATCGTGGAGGGTGTCACGTGCATCGAGCTCAGCGACATATCGCAGGACAATTTTCGGAGGCACCTCCGCCGCTGGGTGGCGAGGAACGCCCTGCCCATGGACCCTGTGATATGGCGGCTCGCCGGTCGATACCCGCCATGGGAGCGTACGTTTGCCCGCGCATGGCCGCTCCTCGAAAGCGAGGAGTTCCTGCGACAGTGCAACCGACCACGCCGGCGGTTCGAGCCGCGCACGGTTACCGTCCCCTTCGTCGGTGTGATGAACATCGATGCCATCAATCACCCCAACCGGAGCTGACCATGGCACGGCCACGATCCCCCCTCGACCCCCACTACGGCGCGCTGAAAGTCGTCGCGGACTACGGTGGCGACACCGCACTCGTCGAGTGCACCTGCGGGCGCCAGAAGTGGGTGCTGCGCTCGAACCTGCGCGCCGGCCGCATCAAGTCGTGTGGATCGGCCGGGTGCCGTCCGTACGCCACGCGCGTCGGCAAGCCGCGCCACGTCGACATGCCCGACTGGCTACCGCAAGGCGCCGTCGCCAACGTCTACAACATGGCGAAGGCACTCGGTGTCATCGTTGCTGCGGAGCAGATCCAGCAGGACGAGGCAACCGTCACGCAGCTGGTCGATACCATCGATCGGTTCGGTAGCGTCGACGCGTACCTGCAGCACATCAACGAGGCGGCTGAAGCGAAGGCGGATACCACGCCCGAGCCCGGTGCACTGGGCAGCACGCCGGTCAAGCCGCCGTCTGCATGGGTGGCCAAGCCATGAAAGCCCGCACGCGTTGCCGGTGTCGGTTCTGCGGGCGACGCCGCACGCTGGCGGACCACCCGGAGCACTACACCCGCGTGCCGCGGTGTGGCTGTCGTCTGGAGCGCCGCGCGTTCGACAAGGCCGACCGGAAGGGACGTCCGTTTCCGCCGACATGGCGCGTCGACACGTACCGCAACAGCGGTCGCGAGCAGCGGTCGACAGGCACCTGCCGTCCGGACCACTCCGGATGCAGCGGCTACAGTTTCCCCCACGCCCATGGTCGTGGCTGGTGCACGTTCAACCCGATACACCCCGACGGCGAGCGTCGGGCTTGGAGCTAGTCGTGAAACGCACGGACACCCACCTCAAGATCAAGGCCGCGATGACGGAGCGTCGCCCCTACACCACCAAGGAGATCGCGCAGATCACCGGCATCGCGGAAGAGGGCGTCAACGCCTGCCTGCGCGGCATGCGCAACCGACGCGAGGTTCGCGTCACCAACCCCGACGTACGCGGCGAACCGTTCGCGTACCAGACCACACAGCGAGGACAGCCATGAGCAAATACACAGCGGAGCAGGTGCGTGATTGGCTGCGAAGCGAGGCTACAGAAGAGTATGAATCTAACTCTCTCGAAAGCGCTGGCAGACTTAATGCCATGGCCGATGCCATCGACGCCCTCCTGCGCGAGCGCGAATCGGCGAAGGCGGCGGTGACGGATGAAATGGTGGAGCGAGCAGTGGATGCGCGTATCGAAATCATTTCACGAAAAGGCCGCATCAATGTGTCTGACAACGCAGCCATGCGCGCCGCCCTTGAAGCCGTCGCGCCGATGCTGGCGAGTGCGCGGGTGCCGGAAGCTGAGCTGATCGCCTTGAAAAACCTTGCCTATGACATGCGACAACAGGCAGGGAACAACAATCGCCTCACCCATATTGGGTGGGCGCAGCGAGTAGAGCGAGTGATTACTATGCTCGCCGCTGCCCCGAAGCCCGAAACCATATGGCCTAAGAATGCGCGAGAAAAGGCATTTAGTCTTGCTCGTGAAATGCTTAAAAAGGGATCAGCGAAGCCCGAGAAGGAGTGAGAGATGACCCACAAAGACGCGCCACCCGAAACCCCTGCACAGACTGCGCGCCGAGTGACGGCCGCCGAGCGCATTGCGTTCCTGCGCGGGTACGACCTTGCCGAAATGAGTGAGTGCCGGTATCAGCCGACCCGCTTCACTTCGCCCTCGGTGTACGTGTTGGGGAGTGACTACTACTGCGCGCCGAACGGCAAGCGGCTGCCGAAGGTCGGTTATCGGTGGGCGCAGATCGGCGAGGCATATGGGCAGCCGGTTTTTCGTGCCGAGGCAAGCAACGCAAACATGGTCGACGACTGACCGCGCGTAGGAACATGGCAGTAGCGCCGCGCCCTGAACGCGCTTATCATCAAGTGACCATCCACGGAGCGCAGACCATGGCAAAGCAGCTGGGCGGCACCAAGAGCAGCACCCCGATCAAGGACCCGAACGACAACGACGAGAAGCTGGAGTCGGCGGCGAACGCGGCGCAGGCGGCGATCGTGAACGCCAACCGCCCGTACTACGCGGTCACCGAGCAGGCGGCCAAGGCAGGTCCGGAGACCACCAAGGCGGACGGGAAGGCCGTCGGAGCCCCGTTCAACCCCTGCCGGAGCTGAGCCATGGGGTACAAGCAGGGGGACTACGAAAAGTACCATGCGTCGCCGCGCATGAAGAAAGAGCGCGCGGCGCGCAACAAGGCACGCCGGCAAGCGATGCGCGAAGGAAAGGCGCACAAGGGTGACGGCAAGCACGTCGATCACAAGGACGGCGATCCGATGAACAACAGGCCGAGCAACAAGCGGGTCATCTCGGCCCACGCCAACCGTGTCAAGCAGTAGGAGAGCAGCATGGCCAGCAAGCACCCCGGCTTCCAGAAAGCCGCCGCGTCCATCGCCGCCAAGGAAGGCATCCCGATGAAGGGCGCGAAAGCCATCCTCGCCGCGAGTGCGCGTGGTGCGTCCACCAAAGCGAAGAAAGCCAACCCGAGGCTCAAGCGCGTCAAGGGTTGTTCACTACCGCGGTTACCGACTCGGTAACCGCGTCCTCTCACGGAGCACAATCATGCGCATATACCTCCATTGCGTCAGTGTGGAGCGAACGAACGCATCTACGCCGACGTTCCATTTTGAATTCACGTTTAAGCATCAGTTCGGAACGACACACGGCCTTATTGATTCGTTGGAATACGCTACTAGCATTGAGGCGTCAACTATCGACGACGCAATGGTTGCTGCGTACCGCCAAGCCACCGCTGTTGCTAAGGCTTGGGAAAAGAGAACCGTGCGACCGACACCGCACTCGCGAAATAAGCTACGCAGTAACGTCGCGCCCTCACGGAGATCTACCATGAAGCTCATCCAGTTTCCGGATGGTACGTTTGGCATTCGGCGCGGCATACCGCCGTTCTGCAAGTACCTCGATTTTGAAGCGCTGGATCGCGGAATCGAGCTTTGGCATAAGCTCGGTTGTTATATCAATGACACGCGCCGCCCCAGTGCGCTTGTCGCGCTTGCCGGCGCGTCGAAACTGAAGCGCCACATCCCCTTTGTTACGTCGCTTCGTAGCCACTTCCGCACGTACGGCACGCCGATGCAGGACGTGCAGCGCGGAGACGCCCGATGATCACGCTGGACTGGGAGACGTTCTACTCCAAGGCCGACTACACGCTGTCGAAGATGACGTACGAGGAGTACGTCCGCGACCCGCGTTTCGAGGCCATCGGACTGTCCGTCATGGTCGACGACGGTCCTGTGGAGTGGTTCACGGGCGACGAGGTGGCCATCAGCGAGTGGCTGCGCCGGTTCGACTGGAACCAAGCCGTATGCTCGCACAACGCCCTGTTCGACATGGCGATCCTGTGCTGGCGCTTCGGTATCTATCCCACCGTGATGTGCGACACGCTCGCGATGGCGCGCAAGCTGCATGGTCTCGAAGGGTCCTGCTCACTCGCGGCCATGGCGGAGCGCTACGGGCTACCGGAGAAGGGCGGCTACGTCGCCATCGCCGACGGACTGCGGCGCGAGGACTTCACCGCGGCGATGCTCGCGGACTACGGCGAGTACTGCAAGCACGACACGTGGTTGTGCCGACAGCTGTACAAGCTCATGCGCCCATACTTCCCCGTGGAAGAGCTGCAGGCGATCGACTGGACCACGCAGATCTTCGCGCGACCCACGTTGCGCGTGGACGTGCCGCTCGCCGAGCAGGCGCTGCGCGATCACATCCAGCAGCGCGACACGGCGCTGGCGAACCTCGGCGTGACCATCGAAGCGTTGCGCAGCGATCAGGTGGTCGCCGACATGCTGATCTCGCTCGGCGTCGACCCGCCGACCAAGGAGAGCCCGAAGCAGAAGAACGCAGACGGCTCGCCGAAGGAGCTGTGGGCGTTCGCAAAGTCGGACGTCGCGTTCCTCGACCTCGCCGAGCATCCCGACCCCCGTGTGTCCGCGGTCATCGACGCACGGCTGAGCGCCAAGACGTCGATCGTCGAGACCCGGCTCGGCGCGTTCGCCGCGATCGGCCGGCGCGGTACGATGCCTTACCCCCTCGGCTACGCTGCGGCGCTCCCCACGGACCGCTGGCAGGCGGCGCTCGGCCAGCAGATCAACCTGCAAAACCTGCCACGCGCGCCGAAGGGTGGACGGTCGCCGCTCCGCGACGCGATCAAGCCGCCACCGGGCCACCTGCTCGGCGTGGTCGACCTGTCGCAGATCGAGATGCGCGTGGCGCTCTGGCTGTCCGGGCAGGTCGACGCACTCGACATGCTGCGCAACGGGCAGGACCTGTATTGCGCGATGGCCGCCGACATCTACGGCTACGCGGTCGTCAAGGCACAGCACCCCATGGAGCGGTTCGTCGGCAAGGTCGCGTGCCTGTCAGCGCAGTACGGCGTGGGCGGTCCGAAGTTCGCCCGCATGCTGCAGGTGAACGCGCGTCGGGAAGGGTTGGTGCTGGCCGACGAGAGTGAGGAGTTCGGGCTGCGCGTCGTGCAGGCATACCGCCGGAAGAACCCGCAGATCGTGGCGTTCTGGCGGGCGTGCGAGCAGGCGCTGGAGATCATGGCCGCCGGCGGCAACGGGATGCTCGGGTCGCTGCGGATCGAGAACGGCGCCATCGCCATGCCCGATGGCATGTGGCTGCGGTACCCGAACCTGCGGCGGTACACCAGTGATGAAGGCAAGACAGGATGGGTGTACGACAAGTGGGACGGGAAGTCGCGGCGCATGCGGCCGAAGTGGGTATACGGAGGACTTGTTTTCGAGAACCTATGTCAGCGCATCGCGCGAGGCATCATGCGCGATGGCATCCTGCAGCTGCGCAAACACGTGTGGGTCGCCGGCAGCGTGCACGACGAGGCGATCTACGTCGTTCCGGATACCTGTGACGTGAAAACAACGGAAGCACTGGCGATCCGGTGCATGACCAGCCATCCCTTCGTTGCCATGGGCCTGCCGCTCGCCGCGGAAGGCTCCATCGGCAAGTCGTATGGCGAAGCAAAATAGGAGACTACCGTGTCGACCCAAGACGTGATGAATGAGCACATGCAAAAAATGGTAGCCATGCAGGGCGCGATGATGTCCAGCCAACCGCCCATCGCGCAGCAGTCTCTGATGGGTGCGTACAACGCCCAAAAAGCAGCATTCCAGCCGACACAGTTCGCATCGCCAACGTATGGAATATCTGACGAACGCGCGAAACGCTGCGAGCACCTGACGGTGTACTACGTCGATACGGCGGGAGGCGAGGAAGGGCGCGTGGTGCGCGAAGCGAAGTTCCCGTTGTCGATCATCGACGGGGATGACTTCAACAAAAATTACCAAAGCATGACATACCCCTACCCAGCGTTTGGGACGCGCGACGCGGCAGAGGCGTTCATTCGCGACCAAGCGCGTAGTGGTTTCAGAGCGAACGCCGACGCGCTCTCAAAAAGCTGACTGACCTCATTTTCAAGCGCGGCTGTACAGGCGATGGCGAGACAAAACTACTGAACGACATGCAGGATTATTTGCGAGGAGACAAGTAATGCGCCCGATCATCGCGTGGAGTTTTTCCGCGCTCAACGACTTCAAGACCTGCCCGTACAAATACTGGGCGGTGCGCATCGGCAAGATCGTCTCCGACGTCAACCAGCAGAACTCTGCCGGCGAGGACTACCATCGCGATTTCGAGCTGTACGTATCGCGCGGGAAATCCCTGCCGGTGAACCTCCAGCGCTACGCGCCCGTGCTCGACCGGATCAAGCGCCAGCCCGGCGCCCTGCTGTGCGAGAACCAGCTGGCGCTCGATGCGAACTACCAGTCGTGCGGATTCAAGGACTGGGACCGCGCGTTCGTCCGCGCCGTCGCCGACGTGTCGATCGTCAACGGGTCGCGCGCGTGGTGGATCGACTACAAGTTCGGCAAGCCGAAAAAGGATCAGGAGCAGAACGCGCTCGGCGCCGCCGTGCTCATGCACACCCACCCGCAGGTGCAGGAGGTGACGACGAACTACTGGTATGCCCTGCACGACAAGTGGGTGCCGAACCACTGGCGGCGCGAGGACATCCCGACGATCTGGAACCTGTTCTTGCCGGACGTCAACCGACTCGCGCAAGCGAAGCAGCAGGACAACTGGCCGAAGACGCCCGGTCCGCTGTGCGGCTGGTGCCCGGTCAAGCAGTGCCAGCACAACACGATGGACGAACGCCTTGCGCGGGAAGCTGCCGCGCGCCAACCGGAGTAAGCCATGAGCACCGTATTCACGAACCGAACGACGTTTGTTGTGTTTGCCTGCGCGCGGTGTTCCTTGGAGTTCGCCCTTACGCGGGAGTTCGAGGGACAGCGGCGGGCCAAGCGCGACTTGTTCTACTGCCCCGCAGGCCATCCGCAGTGGTTCCCCGGCGAGGCGGACGAGACCAAGATCCAACGACTCGCGTCGCAGCTCGATATCGAACGCTCGCGAGTGGAGCGAACCCGAAAGCAGCTCGACTACGCGCAGCGCGCGACGAAGGCGCAAGGCACGCGACTGAAAAAGGTGAAGGAGCGCGTGTCGAACGGCGTCTGCCCGTGCTGCCAGCGAACGTTCCAGAACCTGCAGCGCCACATGCACACGAAGCACCCGTCGTATGGAGACGATCATGGCAGCGACACCTGAGTCGCGTGCGAAGGCAGCGATCCTGAACGCCATGAAGGGCGCTTGCACTAGGTCTGGCGCGATGCTCTACTACGAGTCGCATGCGGGGGATGGGTTCAGCACCCCCACGCTCGACATTACCGGCACGATCAAATTCCCCGAGAACGTTTGGGGTATTCCCTTTGCGGTCGAAGTGAAGCGGTTCGACGGTAAAGGGAAGCTGACCGGCCGGCAGGAAAAGACCATCCGCACCATGCGCTTCGGCGGCATTGCGGCGGTCGTCATCGCCTCAGATGCGGATCTGGCGATCTTCACCCATTGGATTCTCTCACGATGCCCCAGCCTACCCTCTACCGAAACCATCTGATCATCGCCGACGACCCACGGATCAAGGCATTGATCCCGCACGCCAAGGTCATGCAGAAAGACGGTCGCGAGTTCACCATCGTCCCGCACAAGCTGGACGAGTACCGCGTGCTGCGCAACCTCCAGTACGACATCACGCCGCCGATCCTCACCGACTACACGTGGCCCATTGTCAACGGGTTCCAGCCGTTCGACGCGCAGCGGTTCACGGCTGCACTTATCACGACGAACGACGCGTCCTACGTGTGCAATGACCTCGGCACAGGCAAAACCAGAGCGTCGCTGTTCGCATTCGACTACCTTAAGCGCGAGGGTGTCGTGCACAAGGTGCTCGTGGTCGCGCCGCTATCGACCCTGCGCCGCACGTGGGCGCTGGAGGTCCTGCAGGCGTTCAGTGGCATGACCACGCGCGTACTGCACGGCTCCGCGGACAGGCGGCACAAGCTGCTCGCCGAGGATGCGGACGTCTATATCATCAACCACGACGGCCTGCCGATCATCCTCGACGCGTTGCGCCAGCGGCCCGACATCGACATGGTGATCTACGACGAGCTGACCGCGATCAAGAACGCGCGAAGCGACCGATGGAAGACGGCGAACGCGCTGTTCCGCCTGCCACACATTAGGCGCCTCGTCGGCATGACGGGCCTGCTCACGCCGCAGTCGCCGATCGACGCCTACGGCCAGATCAAAGCGCTGACACCGCGTGCGCTGGACGGCATGTCGTTCTCGCAGTTCCGCGACGTCACCATGCGGAAGGTCACCGCGTTCAAGTATCTGCCGAAGCCTGACGCCAACGAAACCGTGTTCCGGTTCGCGCAGCCGGCCGTGCGGTTCACGCGCGACCAGTGCATCGACTTGCCGCCGTGCCAGTACGTCGACTACGAGTGCAAGCTGTCCGCCGAGCAGCACAAACTGTTCGATATCCTTCGGAAGGAGTTCCACGCGCAGCTGCAGGCAGGCGAGATCACCGTCCAGAACGAGGCAGACAAGATCAACAAAATGCTGCAGGTCGTGCTCGGCTGCGTGTACCAGACTGACGGCACGGTGCACTACCTCGATTGCTCCCCGCGGCTGAAGGTGCTCGACGAGATCGTGCAGCAGACCGCACTGGCGTCAAAGCTGATCGTGTTCACGCCGTACAAGCACAACCTGAAAATGCTCGTGGAGCACCTGCACAAGGGCGGCTGGTCCGCGGAGCAGGTGTCAGGCGACACGTCGGTCGGCGAGCGCGACCGGATCTTCAAGGCGTTCATGGACGACCCATCCCTACGCATCCTCGTGGCGCACCCGCAGTGCATGTCACACGGTCTGACGCTCACCTCCGCGAGCGTCATCGCGTGGTGGGGTCTACCACCGAGCGTCGAGATCTACGAACAGGCCAACGCGCGCATCACGCGCCCCGGCCAAAAGCAGCACCAGTACATCGCGCACATCGTGGCGACCACGATGGAGGCGCAACGTTATCGGCAGCTCGAACAGCGGGTGACCACCGCCGGGCTGCTGATGTCGCTGGTCAAGAACCAGCAGCTCGCTGAAGTCCTCTAGGAGACCCCTCATGATCCCGAACCTGCTGAACCCCGCTGCACCCCCACCGCCGCCCGTCGTGCCCAAGCCCGTCGGTGGCATCCCTGTCCTCGGCGCGCCGCACCTCGGCAACCCCGCGATGCAGGCGATGGCCAGCCCGCCGCCGGCGCTCCCCACGGCCAGCGCGCCGATCCTTGCGCCCCAGCTGCCGGGCTCGCCGCCGGTTCTGGCTGTCCCGGCCGCACCGGACCCGGACGACAAGCACACCGAGGCCGAGCTGATCGAGCAGTACATCGCGCTGCGCGACGAGAAAAAGCGCCGCGAGGCCGCTCACAAGGAAGCCATCGACAAGCAGTTCGTCCAGCGGATGGACCGCATCGAGACGGTCATGAAGGGCCGGCTCGACCGTGGCAACCTCACGCAGTTCAAGGCGGACACGGGGACTGCGTTCACCAAGACGGTCTCGCGTTATAGTGTCGACGACGCCGCCGTGTTCATGCCGTGGGTCGAGGCCAACGGCCAGACCGACATGCTCAAGCGCGACGTCAAGCAAGACCCAGTGCGGGATTACTTCGAGCACACAGGCACGCTGCCTCCGGGCATCAAGGTCTGGAGCGAAGTCGTCGTCCAGTTTCGTCGTTAACCCGGGAGCCCTTCATGTCCACCAATGTCGTTCCGTTCAACGCCGGCCAGATGCCGGTCCCCGCTGCCATCCAGCAGTACCTCGCCCAGCACGCAGGCCAGCCAGCCGGCGGCGACCTCAGTCAGGGTGTTGGCGTGCAGTTCGCCAACGTGTCCTACAAGGGCAAGGTCTTCAAGATCAAGTACGGCGCCAATGAGACGCTGCTGATCGACCCGCGCAGCAACCAGCCGCTGCAGTACCTCGACGTCGTGATCATCTCGGCCAAGGCCGAGCTGTCGAAGACGTTCTACGAGAAGTCCTACGTGGAGGGCACCAGCGAGGCGCCCGACTGCTCCAGTGAGGACGGCGTGCACCCGGTGGCGCCCCCCGGCAAACAGCCGCAGGCGGTCGACTGCCGCACCTGCCCGTGGAACGCGTTCGGCTCCAAGAAATCGACCGACGGCACGGCGTCGAACAGCAAGGCGTGCGCCGACACCCGCAAGGTCGTGATCGTGCCGCCGGTGAACATGGACAACGAACAGTTCGGCGGCCCCATGCTGCTGCGCGTGCCGGCGGCGTCGCTGTCGGGCCTCGCCCAGTTCGACCGCCAGCTGCAAGCGCAGGGCGTGCCCTACTTCGCAGTGATTGTCCGCATCACGTTCGACTACACCGTGGCTTACCCGAAGCTGCAGTTCCAAGCGATGCAGTACCTCGACGACGCCCAGTTCGCGAAGGCGCAGGCGCTGCGCAACGACCACCGCACGCTGGACATCCTGTCGAACGGTTCCCTCGCCGCACCACAGAACACTGCAGCACTGCCGGCGCCGGCCGGCGTGGCGCCCGCGGGGATGGGGGCGCCCCAGCCCATGGTCAGCGCTCCGGCCGCCCAGCCGCAGCCCCCCGTGGCGCCCCAGCCTGCGTACCCGCCGGCGCCTCCGGCGGTCGCCCAGCCCGTTGCATATCCGCCGGCGCCTCCCGCACCCGCGCAGCCGACGGCCGCATGGGGCACCGCGCCGGTCGCGCAGCCGCTCGCCCAGCCGATGGCAGCGCCCACGATCCCGACCACGGTCGCCATGCAGCCGCCGCAGTTCGCTCCGCCGCCGGGCCAGCCCCAGTTCGCGCCGCCCGTCCAGCCGACCATGGCGCCGCAGCCGAACCCGCAGCCGTTCGCGGCGGTCCCTCCGGCGCCCGCCGCCGGCGCGCCGCTGCCGCAGGCTGTGATCGAGGGCGTGGACAGCATGTTCGGCTGATCGCCTACCCGCTGTGCGGTAACACCCCGGTGGGTATCCACCGGGGCGACTTACAAGGGCTGGGGCGATGCAACTACCAACGAACTTCCTCGACGCGGTACTCCCCTCATGTGGCACGCGAATCTATGACCTGATCTTCCCCGGTGCGCCGGGCCAGCGCTCCACGTGGCAGCTGGATGCTGCACCCGGCACCGCGCAGGCGGACACCGAGCGCCAGCTGGCGTGGGCGATCCAGCGGCAGGCTGACGCCTACGTCGCCATCGCCGGCTACGGTCCGGGCCAGCGTCCGATCAAGTCGGGCAAGAACGCCGGCGTGCTGGTCGCCGCGCGCACCGCGGAGAACGCGCTGTGGCACCGCAGCCTGCGCATCGACGTGGACGTGTACAACGGCACCGACACGAACAAGCTGGCGCAGGTCCCGTACCGATCGAAGGCGCAAGGCTGGCAGGCGCTCAAGGCCGCGCTGCAGGGCATCGGGCTGCCCATGCCCACGCTGGTCGACTCGGGCTATGGCATCCACTGCTATTGGCTGCTGGATCGCGATATCGAGCTGGTACGCTGGCAGCCACTGGTGCGCCAGCTGGGCGCAGCGCTGGCGCAGCACGGGCTAGTGGTCGACACCACGACCACGCAGGACGCCGCGCGCATCCTGCGCTTGCCGGGCAGCTGGAATTTCAAGGACTTGGCGAACCCGCAACCGGTCAAGCAGCTGACTACCGGCACCCCGATGGACCCGGCGTGGTACGAGCAGCAGCTGGCGCGCTACACCCCCGTCAGCGCCGCGCCGGCTATCGCCGGTCAGCGCCCCATGGGTCTCGGCACCACGGTGTCGCCGCTGTCGGCGAACATGCACCCGCCGTTCTCCATGCAGGGCGTGCTCAAGACCTGTCCGGGCATGGTGGCTCGGTTCCAGACGCAGGGCGCGCACGACAGCGAGCCCCTGTGGCATGCCGTGCTCACCCTCGTCGCGGCCAGCGATGACCCGGCGCATACCAAGGAACGCGTGGCGCTGCACCTGTCCGCCGGCCACCCCGACTTCGACCGTGCCGTGTTCGACGCGAAATGGGCGCAGGTGGTCGATCAGCAGTATGAGCCGCCGACCTGCGAGACCATGGCGAGGCTCGGCATGGCCGAGTGCCAGCGCTGCCCCCTGCGAGCCACGCACAAAGCGCCATCGGTCACCGGGCGATACCAGCCCCGCGTGTTGCCGTCGACCGCCGCCGTGCCCGTCCCCGCGGTAGCGCCGCCGGCCGCCAGCGTGCCGCCCCCGCCCAGTGCCCAGCAGATCGGCCTGTCGCCGGCTGCGGCCAGCCAGCAGGTCGGGTGCTTCCTGATCACGAACGGGGTCAACAGCGTGCAGGTGGTCGATGGCCAGCTCACGTCCCGGCTCACCGTGCACAACGGCATCCCGTCGATCCTGAAGCAGGACCCGGCGCCCGTGCCCGGCGGTCAGCCGCCCCCGCCGATCATCATCCCGATCGGCAGCTACGCCATGATCAGCGCGGAGCGCCTGCTCGACGTGCAGGGGCATGCCTCGCTGACGTCGATCACGTTCAACCGGCATTCGGACGGCATTACCCGCGTCGAGTTCGACCACAAGGCCATGACGGACGTGCGCGCGTTCGCTACCCTGCTGTCGGGTGCGGGCATGCACTACACGTCGCAGCAGGTCAAGGACCTACAGGACAAATTCATGCCAGAGTTCCTCTCCCAGCTCCAGCGCTTGCGGCAGGCAAGCACCATCGCGTCCCGCTGCGGCTGGACCGAGGACATGCAGAAATTCGTGCTCGGCACGTCGATGTACAGCGCCGCCGGCACCGAGTCGGTGCGCCCTGCCACCGCCGTGTCCGAGATCGAGGCGTACCACCAAGAGGGCAGCGAGCAGGAGTGGCTGCGCGCGTTCAACCGTGTGATCGCCGGCGGCAACGACCGCGCCGCCATCGTCGCGCTCGGCATCGCCGCGCCGCTCATGGCGTTCACCGGCGTGGACGGCGTGCTGCTGAACGCGTACAGCCCCGAGTCGGGCGTGGGCAAGTCCACCCTGTGCGACGCGATCCTGTCGATATGGGGGAAGCCGGACACGCTCCGCAAGGACTTCCGCGACTCGCCGGCGGCTACGTTCCACCTCGCCAGCGTGAGTGGCAACATGCCCATGGTGATCGACGAGTTTACCAACGTCGAAGGGAAGGAGCTGTCGAACTACGTCTACACGATCACGCAGGGGCGCGAGCGCCACCGCCTATCGAGCGAGGCGAAGCTGCGCGACAACGTGCACCGCTGGTGCCTGCCGGCGATCGCCACGTCGAACACCAGCGTGCACGCGAAGCTGCAGAACTTCCGGCAGGACGCCACCGCCGAAGCCGCGCGCGTATTCGAGATGCGCCTGTACCCGCTCAACATCGACCCCATGCAGATGGGCGCGGCGAAGGTCGAGATCGGCCTGCTCAAGACGAACTACGGTTTCCTCGGCCCGAAGCTGGCGAAGCTGTTCGTGGACAAGGGCGCGGACTTCTGGCGCAAGGTCGTGATGGACCGCCTCGCGTGGTGGGACCAGCACATGGCGCACGACACGGGCGACCGCTTCCGCACCGTGGTCGCGGCACTGATCGACATCGGCGCGGGCATCGGCAAGGCGTTCGGTCTCGCGTTCGACCGCGCCGCCATCGTCGACGTGGTGCGCCAGCACTGGGAAACGCAGACCACCGAGTTCGACATGGCGCGCACGCGCCCCGAGGACTTCGTGACCCAGTACATCACGGACAAGATCAACGCATTCGCGGTGTTCGGCGGCCCGACCGGCGACAACCTGATCACGGCGCCCACCCATGCGTACGTCGGCGAGATCCGCGGCGCCACGTCCGGCTCGAAGCTCACCGTGTCCGACGTCATCGTGCCCACCCACCTGCTGCGCGAGTACGTCATCGGCAAGAACGGCGACTTCAAGGCGGTGCTCGACTGGATGCGGCAGTCGGCGAAACAGGGCGAGAAGGTCAAGCGCATCGCGCGCATCGTGTTCATGCGCGGCACGGCCAAGAGTTTCCGGGCCGACGGTATCGAGTTCACCGCGGAGGTGCTGGGCTACCCCGTCATCTCCATCGCGGCACCTGCCACCAACGTCGTCGCCATCGCGGCGGCACACTAGGAGACCACCATGGACAATCAGCATCGTCAGATAAAAGGCTACCGCGAGCTATCGCAGACCGAGATCGACCTCATGAACCAGATCAAGGCGCAAGGCGTCGTGCTCGGCGAACTGGTCGCTCAGCTGCGAGCGAACTCGGAAGTCGACCAGCGTTGGGTTAGCATCGGTGCGACAGACCTGCAGACTGGTCTCATGGCGCTCACGCGCGGCGTGGCGAAGCCCAGTTTCTTCTGAGGAGATCCCCATGGCCGTCAAGAAAGCCGCCATCATGCTCGACGAGTGGAAGCTGCCGGTCTTCGAGCAGCACCTGCGCGCGGCAGGCCACACGATTCAGAAAGTGAAGCCGCTGCTGCCCGGCGTCCTGCGCTGGCGGCGACACTGAAAGCCGCAGCGAAGGAGTGCGCGAACGGCGTTCTGCTCGCCTGAACGCCAGACAACACCCCCTTGCGCATTGCACCAAGGCGGCTATATGCTGGCCTTGGTGTCCGTGAGGGGACCCCAACCCGCGATGGCCCGCACCCATCGCACCCCCGAAACGCCCGGCAGCCCCCTGTCGGGCGTTTCCCTTTTCTACTGTCCGATCGCGCGTGCTGCGGCGCGGTCCGTCTTCGACATCGGCTGACGCTGGAGCTGGCGCTGCAGCGTTGCCGGCGAGATCTGGAACTCCGGCGCGCGGCCCTTGTTGAACGCGGCAATCTTCAGCGCGACGTCGTGGCGGTCATCGCCCTTCGCCTGCGCGTACTCCTGCAACAGGTCGGTACGCTCGCTGGTGATCCGGTCCTTCGCGGCGTACCGCGCGCTGCGCTGGTCGTAGATGCGCGATGTGTCGGCGTCCTGCAGCCCCATGGCGCGCAGGAACGTCCGGTAGGGCGACAGGTCCGCCGCCGGTCGGATCACGTTGCCGCTCGACGTGGCCACGCCGTCCTGCTGCTCCGTGATCGCGTTCAGGATGGCGCGCGGTGCCGCCGGCAGCATCAGCTTGCCCGCCGCCCCGAGGTTCCCCTTCGTGAGCTGCTGCGCGCCATCGGCGACGCGCACCGCGTTCGCGTAGACCGGGCCGAGCATCGCGAGCACCTGCTGGCCGATCGTGTCGCTGGCCTTGTCCGCCTTGCCCATGTAGCGCGAGTCGGTCAGGTCGGGGATGCCGATCTTGTTGGCGATGTTGATGTTCGCCGCCGCGGGCAGGCCGTAGGCCGCGATCTTCGACAGGTACGCGCCGGCGCCCTTGCCGAGCGAGTCATCCGCCCACTGGTTGAAGTTCGCGTCGATCCAGTCACCGACCGTCTGGTCGCGCTTTTTCGGGTCGATCACGCCGGCGCCGGCCGCCGCGTACATCAGGCCGCCCAGCCCCACCTTCGCCGCAGCGGCGACGGGACCGATGCCGGTCAGGCCGCCGAACGTGGCGTGGCTGCCGATCACGTAACCGAGCGTGCGCGCCGCCTGCGTGCGCTCGTCCTTCGTCAGGCTGCGGTCCATCATGTTCGCGAAGTTGCGCACCAGCAGCGAGTAGACGAACTGGGTATACATCTTGAACTGCAGCGCCATGCCGACCCACGGCCGGTTGAACGCGCTGGGGCGGTTGTAGCGGCTGTAGTCGCCGTGCGTCTGCGAGACCACCGTGTCCGCCTCGTGCATCGCCTGCGCGTGGTCGAATCCGCGCAGGTCACGCGCGAGGCGGTACGCGGCGAGCCCGGAGACCATGCGGTTCATTGCCTCGATCTGCTGGGGGAGCGCCATCGCGATACGCAGCGCGGCCTTTGTCTTATCACCAAACTTCGAGGACGACGCAGCATCGGCGACGGCGTTCAGGAACGCGAAGTCGAGCGTGCCGCGGGCGTGCATGTACTCCAGCATCTCGCGCTCGTTGGCGTTCTTGCCGAACGTGGAGATCATGTCGTTGGCCGACTCCTGCAGCGTCTTCCCCTCGCCCGCGTAGGTGCCGAGCATGCGGCGCGCTTCGGCCATGAACTGCTCACCGCCGCGCTTGGTGAAGAACGGCACGGCGCCTTGGTAGGCGTCCTTCAGGTACTGCATGGCGTGGCCGTAGCCGACCGCCTTGCCGCCCCGCTCCATGTTGCGCGCAGCGAGTACCGGCAGCGTGACCACGATCGGCTGCAGCGCCTGCTGCACCATGAACGCCGGTGACATGCCGAGCGACATCATGCTGGACATGTCCTGTAGCGTGTTCGCCGTGGTGTTCTCCCAGTTGCGCGCCATGCGCTTCGCCAGCACTTCCTGCCGGTTGCGCAGGCTGTTCATGACGGTGTTCAGCTCGGGCTCGCTATCTGCATGCTTGTGCATCAGCGCCCACGCGTCGTTGATGTCGCGCGCGACCTTCGTCTTGCCGTAGGCGTGCGCGGCGCCGGCGACGTGACGCACGTAGCCGCCCAGCATGTCCTGATCGGCGCCGCGGATGTTCTGCCGCGCGAGGCCCGACTTGCGCGTGCTGGTCTCAGGCAGCGCCTCGATCACCATCTCGCTGAATGTCTTATACACCTCGGGGTCGATCTGGCCCTTGGCGTACAGGTCGTTCAGCTCGTGGGTGAACTTGTTGAAGTTCGGAACCTCCATCTTGCGATAGAAGTCCTGCGTGTGGAACGGACCCTTGACCATCGAGCGCCCCAGCTCGGTCTGCGCCATGTCGTAGTCGACGCCCATGTGCGCCCACGCTTCCTTCACCTCACGCAAGATGCCCGCTTGGGCTTCCTTGGCGTCGCGCAGGGTGGGGTGGAAGTAAACCGCCTTCTCGCCCACATGCACATCCCACGTGTCGTCCGGTGTCTTTGAGACCGTCACGTCCGCGTGCGGGTTGATCGACTTCTGCTGGTCCGCGATGCGCTTCGCTTCCGCCTTGGTCGGGTACTCGCCCACGCGGGTCTGCGGCATCGTTACCGAGGTGATGTAGTTGCCCTGTCGCGTCAGCGGGAAATACGGACCCTTGACCATCCGGGCTTCCTGCGCGTCGAGCAGGGCGTGCATCTCCGCCTTCGCCGCTTCGGACAGCTGGAGGCGATCGATGTTCGCGTGGCGCGCGGTGAACGTCTCGTGCTGGATCGTGCGCAGCGCGCCAGCCAGCTGCTTGAAGATCCGCTGCGGGTCGCCGGGGATACTGCGCATCTGGTCCCACAACTGGCGCACCTCGTTGTAGCGCGCTCGGTTGTTCCCCTCGACGGTCTTGTCGGCGTCGGCGAGGTGCGCGTTGCGGCCCGTGCCGAACGCCTCGTCCGGGTGGATACCCCACGTCGTGGTCTTGTACATCAGCGTGTTCAGGGCGGTGCGCACCGGGGCGCTCAGGCGGTGCGCCTGCTCGCTGGCGATGTTCGCCGACTGCTGCACCTCGCGCGAGTGCTTCTCGGCGGCGCGCATGGCGTTGTCCCAGTCGACCAGCCCCTCGCCGAACTCCCCCCGCTTGCGGTATCGGTCCACGATGTCGCGCATGGACATGACACCATGGAAGATGTTCCGCATGAGGTCGCCGGCCTTCCCCTCCGCGAGGTGCGACCACGAACGGTTGAGGCGGTCGAGCACGGCATGGGTGTCGCCCCCGAGCATCTTGCCCACGTCGTCGCCGAGCGCCTTGGCGCCCTGCAGCGTGCGGTCGACCCGCGCCTGCACCGCACGCACGTCGATCTTCTGGCGCGCCAGCTCGGGCGCCGGGGGCGGCGTGGCCGCCTCACGGCCATAAGTCATCTCGTTGGCGCGCACCGTGGCATCCTGCTGTCGCAGGTTCTGCGACCGCTCGACGAGGTTGTCCATCATCGCCGCCACGGCGTCGGTGGGGCGACCGCGGCCGGTCACGCTGGCGTAGAGCTTCTGGAATGCGTCGGCCAGACGGCCGAAAAACCGCTCCACCGCCGTGCGCGGCCGGGCATCGGTGAGCATCCACTTCGCCGTCTGGTCGGCCAGCCACTCGTGCCAGCTCTCCGCATAGGCGCGCTCGGGCTTCGACCCCACCTCGCGCGCGAGGTCCGCCAGCGCTGGCGGCAGGCGGTTCAGCAGCGTCTCTGTCGGCGTGCCGCGCCCCTGCGCCTTGAGCCAGTCGTTGTACGCACTGCGCACGGCGTCCTGATCCACCTTGGGGAGCTTGTCGAACACGTGGTCCATGGCGGTGTGGGCGAACTCGTGCGCCAGCGCCTCCACGGCCGCCGGACCATCCCCGACGCGCTTCCAGTCGACCGCGATCACGTGCTCCATGGCGCCCGTCTCGGGGTTCTTGGCCGCACCGGAGAACCCCTCACTGCCGAAGTCCTGCCCGTAGCGTGCGCTGGCCTCCGCCGGCGACATCACGTGCAGCTCGTCGGGGAGGAACTGGCCGGACGTCTTCTCGAACGTACCCACCCAGTGGCGCACGGCGCGACCGGCCGCGGCCGGCACGTCGTGGCCGTACATGGTGACGCGGCCGCCGCTGAAGGCGTCGTTTTTCTCGGGCGCCTTGTCAGGCTTCGGTGCCTTCGGCGTGCCGAGCGCCATCTCGCGGATGTCGCTGTTCGTGTCCTTGGCTGCCGCACGCACGTTGTCCATCCCGCGCGCAATGCCCTTGGCAAGCGTCGAGTCGGCGAGCCGCGGCGCGACCATCTCCATGAACGCCTTCAGCTGCTTCGGCGTGGCCTCGGCGAACGACTGGATCGCGGCCTTGAGCTTCGACCCCTCCAGCGTCATGCCGGCGGCGTCGAGCACGCGCGCGACCACCGACTTGGCCGGCGACCACGAGCCGTCCTTGACCTGCGCGTGCTCCGCCTGTGCCGTCGCCTGCACGCGCTCGCCCACGGTGCCCAGCTCGCGCTCGGTCAGCGGCACCGACAGCAGCGGGGACTCGGGCTGGCGCCCGGCGCCCTCATGCGCCTGTGCGGCGAACGCGTCGACGTGCTGCGGGTGGTTCGCGGCCACGTCCTCCTGCAGCGTCTTGGTCGCCGCGGCGACGTCAGCGTCGCTTGCGCGGGTCCGGGCGCTTAGCTCCTCGGGCGTGACTTTTTTTTTACCGATGACAGACTCGACGCGCGAAGCGTCGGCCTTGGCCTCACGCTTCGCCGCCGTCTTGGCCTTCAGCTGTTCCGCGCGGGTGGGCTTTACTTCACGCGGCGCGGGCTCGGGAACACGCGCACGCTTCCCGGCTGCACGCCCTGCGCCTTCATCAGCTCGGCGATCTGTTGCAGGGTGAGGTTCTTGTGCACGACGGCCGGGGGCTGACCCGACGCGTCGTTCGGTGCCGGAGCTGGCGTAGTGGGCACGCTTGGCGGCTTCAGAGGCTGCATCGGCTTCTCGGACATTTTTCCCTACCCCGCCGGCAAACCCGACGCCTTCGATTCGGTGAGTGGTGCCGTCGTTGGCTTGGAAATCGACGACGTGGTTTTTCGCCAGCGCCTGCAGCTCTGCGTGCGCCTTCTGCGCAGCCGCGCGCGTCGGGTACGACGAGACGAACTCGTCGCCGCCGGCGAGCCACGGCGTGCCACCGTGCCGGCGCGCCACGTCACGGTACAGCGAGCCGAACGCCTGCAGCAGCGCGTCGCCGGCCGCGTGACCCGCCGTGTCGTTGATGGCCTTGAGGCCGTTCATGTCGGCATGCAGGAAACCCTTGTGACCAGCCTCTGCCGCCGCGCGCGGGCCTGCCGTGCCGTTCAGCATGCCCTCCAACGGCTGCTGGCCCGGCGCGCCCGTGTCGCGCTCCGCTTGCGTGTGTGACAGCAGCTCGCAGGTCGGCGTTCGACATCGCCTCGCCGCGGTCGAATCGAGCGTTCAGCTCCGCGCGACGCGCTTGTGCCGCCTCGGCCGGCAACTGGCGCACTGCGCCACCGGGTGGTGCCGCTTCCGCGACCGCAGCCGTGTTTCCCTTCCCCAGTGCCTCTTTGACCACGGCGCCATTCGCGTCCAGCGCCTGAGTGACAGTCGTGTCGCCTCGCTGTACAGCGTCAGCTTTCGACTGTGGCAAGTCCTGCATGCGGGCGAGAATGTCGTCATTGAGCGCCGGCGCCTCCCTGTAGGCTTTGGCTTTCGCTGCGTTCGTGGTGTACAGCGTCCCCTCCGGACGCACGACCTTTCGGACCGCCTTGCCGGCTACCTTCGGTGCCTGCGCCTCGTTGCCTGCAGCGACGAACACCGCGTCCCGCGCGCCGGACTTGAGCGCGGCCATCTGCGCCGCCAAGTCCACCGCAGGCTCTGGCGTCGACTCGGACACGCTCTGACGGCTCTTGTCGATGACCGCCTGCAGCCCCTGCTTCAGCTGGCGCGGGAACAAGTCCTCCTGCGGCGGCCGGTTCTCCGGGTTGCGCGCGCGCTGCATGGCGAGGCGCGCCTGCGCCTCCTGCGGCGACATCGGCTGGTCCTGACCGATCGGTGCCGGCTCCATGTTCGCCGGCGGCGCGCCGTCCGGGGTGGACACGGGCTCGACACCGGGCAGACCGCGCTGGCCGTTCGCGTCCTCGACGAACGAAGCGGGCGGCTGTGGTGGTCGCGCCGCGCGCGCCTGCGCGATCTGGTCGGCCAGTATGTCGTTCTGGTGCTGGTCCACGACGGCCTGCAGCCGGTCGCGTTCGGCCGTCAGCTGGTCGATCGTCGCCTTGCCCGTCTTCGTGCGCTTGTTGAACTGCCCGGAGTCCAGCAGGTTCTGGACCATCTGGAGCGACTGGTGCGCGCTGGCCGCGGCTTCCGTTTGCGCCGGCGTGATGCCGGGCGCGGGGAGCGCGCCGGCTGGCTCGGCGGGCGCCGGAGCGTTCTGCGCGGCAGCCTGTTCAGCTGCGCGCTGCTGGATCAGGGACGGCCCGGCGCGCTGCGGCAGCTGCGGACCGACCGGCGGCACCCCGGGGAGTTCGGTCTGGTTCGGGTTGAACGCCGGCGGTGTCGCCGCGCCGGGCTCCGGAGCGGAGGGCTGTGGTGCTGGGCGCGGCTGCCCACCGAGCAGATCGCCCATCTCGCCCGGCTGCGGCATCGGCCGCGCGGGGGAGCCGGGGACGGGCGGTGCGCCAGCGGGCGCCGGGCCTTGCACGTCGGGGAGCGGCATCTGCGGCATGCCGGTGGGCGCCGGGTTGGCGTCACTCACCGGGGACTTGCCGGGGATCGCACCCGTGGCCGCGGCGATATCCGATGCAGCGGCGGCGTTGCGCACCGGCGCGCGCGTCACGCTGCCCATGAGGCCACCGAGCAGCGCCATCTCACCGAGGCCGTGCGTGTAGTCTCCCACGCCTTGGACACCGCGACCGCTGGTGGCGTCCGCTGCCACCTGACCCGGAATGTTCGACACCGCGCCGATACCGGCACCCTCGGCTGCCGTCAGTCCGCTCATGGCGAGCCGTCGGCCGATGAACGACCCGATGCCCGATCCGCCCATGGCGGGCGCCAGCGCAGACGCACGGCCGATCGCGGCCAGCGGGATGCGTCCTGCCAGCGGCGCCGTGGCCAGCGACAGGGCACCGCCGACATCACCGGCGACGTCCATCGACTGCTGGCGCATCGCGGCGACGGTCTGCTCGTCACTCAGACCTTGCGCACGCAGCTGCGCATAGACAGGGTTGGTCGCCGAGAACTGCTCGGGGTGCGCCTGTCGCCACGCGTCGAAGCGCTGACCCGCGTTCTCGGCGTTCATCTGTGCGCCCTGCCCACCGATCGCGAGCGCGCCGGCCGCAGGGTTGAACGCGAACGCGCCGATCGCGGGGATGCTCTCCGCCAGCTGGTTCGATATCAGATTGCCTGTGGCGCGCAGTGGGTGCGCGCTGAACGTCGAGTCGCTGTACGCCTGCTCGGCCAGCGTCTGGCCCGCGCGGCGGTCGGCATCCCACTGTTGGGCATAGGCGGCATTCGTGTCGGAAATGTTCCGGCCCACGTCCTGCGCAGCGGCAGCCAAGCCGCCGTACTTGCTCGGGTCTACACCCAACCCGCTAGCCAGCGCGTCACCTGCGAACGCCGCCATGCGCCCATCGGGTGTACCCGCCAGTACACGAGGAAGCTCACGTGCGAGGCCGCCCGCCATGCGCACGGTGCCCGTCCAGAGATGGCTCAGCGTGTCGCCGGTGAAATGCGACTGCGCGTTCTGGTCCGTCTGCTGCAGAAACTCCTGCAAGCGCCCTTGCGTCAGTGGGATGTAGCCATCCTCGGACACGGCGCTGACCGACATCGGCCGCAGCTGGTCTGGACTCACCGACGCGACATGCGACCACGCTTGGAAATCGTGGGGGACGGCCTCGCCGTTGACGAGCAGGGTGTCCGTGTGCGGGTTGTACGCGTAGAACGTCGCTTCCGGCGCCTGTGCCGCGGCGCCACCCATGGCGCCCATCGCACCACCCACCGCGCCATTCGACGCCGAGGCAGTGACATCGGCGAGGTTCTGCTGGAGCTGCGCGTCGCCTCGGGGCGTGCCGTTGTCCGAGATCGTCGGGCCGGACGCAAGGCGCTGCTGGAGTGCCTGCGTGATCGGGTCGGTGAAGTCGGCCATGGATCGTCCTTAGAGGAGGTACTTGTTTGCCGGCCCGTTGGAGAGTTTCGCCGTGGGCGCCGAGGTGAGCGGGGCGGTCCCCGCAGCGTTGAGCTTCACCTTCGGCAGCTTCGGCTCCGCGCTGGCGCCCATGATGCCAGAACTGCCGCGCGCTGCGGTCATTCCGGGGAGGCCCAGTTTCGAGAAAACCTTGGTCACGTAGTCGCGGGTTTCCTTCGGCAGCTTCGCCGGGTCAGCGCCGGCGGCCAGCCACTTGTCCGTCTTGCCCGGACCCATGTTGTAGGCGATCAGACCCTGCGCGAGGCCGGTGAGCTCGTTGCCCGACTGTTTCGTGTACCGCGCCACCAGCTGCTGGCGGTACGCTTCGCCTGCCTTCGTGTTCGCCGCGGCCGACGTGTCTGTTGAGCCCGGCGCCAAGCCGAGCTTCTGTTCCTGCTCGCGCGCCGTGTCGGGCATCAGCTGCATGGCGCCAACGGCGCCCTTGGGTGAGACCGCGTTCTGGTTGCCGCCAGACTCGACCTGCACCTGTGCGCTCGTAATGGCATGCGGAGGTGGCAGCTGGCCACCTTGTGGCATTGACCCACCGAAGGCACCTGAGCCGAGCGAACCCAGCACGTCGTAGACGTTCGCGCGCCCCTGCTGGAACCGAGCCTGATTGAGCTTCAGGTTGTCGAGCATGGCGCGGTCGCGCGCCGCCTGCGCCACAATCTGTGCGGACGCAGCGTACTGGCCTAGCTCGTTGCCGGACACATCGGAGCCGTCCTGCCGCTGGAGCCGGTACGCTGGCTGCGCCGGCTTGGAGGGGTCTTCGGGCAGCACGGTGAGGATCAGCGCCGGGCTACCGGGCGGCTTCACGATCGAGCGCACCACGCCCGTCGGCGCGCCGTCCTTGTCGGTGACTGGCGTCGTCGAGATGGTCTGCCAGTTCGTTTTCTCCGCCGCGTTGCTGCTCGACACGGCGATACGTTCCGCCTGATTGAGCATGGCATCGCTCGGCGCGCTCTTGGCGAGCCCGAGCAGCGTGTAGCGGCCTGCGTTGTAGTCGTCCGTGCGCTGCTTCGTAGCGGCCTGATACTGCTGGGTCTGCAGCGCACGCAGGTTGCCGAGCAGGTTCTCAGGTTGGTTGCCGAGCGTTTCCGCGAACTGCTGGATGTTCTGCTGGTTGATCGTCGCCAGTGGCTGGTTGTCGCGCGACATCACCGTCAGCGAGTCCTGACTCGGCGAATACTGCACTTGGCCGTAGCCCATCATCTGCGCAGCGGAATTGAGGAACGGTGCGGCGCCCTGCATGCCACCCAGCGAAGGGTTCTGCGCCATGGTCAGCGCGCGACCGAGCATTCCCTGCAGCTGGGTATCGCCCTGCTGCTTCGCACGGTCACCCCACTGCGCCGAGCCACTGGCATCGCCCATGGCGGCATTGTTCGCCGCCACGCCCGCCCCCAGTCGCGCCTGATCCACCTCACCCGGCTGCGTGCCGGTCGGCGACATCTGGCCCGTCTGGTTGATCGCGTTGCGACCTGCTGTGATCTGGCCCGACATCTGGTCTGCCTGCATGCCGCCCTGCAGGTCGCCGAGTCCGCGCAGGTTCGTCGCGTAGCCACTCAGTGCGCCGCTGTAATCCGGCGGCAGCGAGGACGCGCCGTCGGCGCCCGGCGCCGACGCAGGGACACTGGACCCCGCCTGCTGCGCGGCGCGGAGCTTCTAGGTCGAGCAGGCGCGAATACTGGTCTTCACCGTAGGTATCGTCCATGCCGCGGTTCGACAACGGCGCTTGCGCGTTGCGCAGGTCGGTCTGGAGCTGCGCCTGCCCAGCGGCATCGTTGGTGTACTTGCCCGCGTCGATGGCGTCCTGCACCGCCTGCATGCGGCTGTTGGACCGAGACATTGCGAAACGATCGCCGAGCACCTTGCCGGCAGCAACGCCCTGCAGCAGACCCGTCATGAACCCGCTAGATGCCGACATGTCACGCTCCCGGTCGATGGTATTTATGGACCAGCTTCTCGAAGTGCTGGATACCCAGCTGGCGAACGACGTCAGCAGGCACCACGTACTCGCCCGGCGTCGTAAAGGTCAGGATCTTGTCGCGCGCGGCCATACTCGGCATCACGCGGCCCATGGCGCCACCCTCCGCACGCATCTGCGGGCGCAGCCACGGCGTCTGCATATTGGCGTCCGTGTACGCCGGCGAATTGGCGCCGCGGTCCAGCATGCCTGCGGCGATCGACATCCCCATACGGTCGCGGTCGGACAACATGGCGGGACGTGCCGCGTACACATGATTGACGTCGCCGATCGCCGGCGCGGCGTCGCTGAGCGTGACGTCCGTGTTCGGTTGTGCGATTACGGGCGCTCCAGTGCTCCCGATGATCGGAGGCAGCTGTTCAGGATCGACCACGCCACCTTCCGCCATGAACATCGCGGCCATACCGGCCATGCCGCCGATCGCGCTCATGGTGGACTGCGACTGCTGGTTTTTCATCGCCTGCTGCGACATCTGGTTCTGGAACATCTGGTTCTGGATGCTCGATGCGTTCATGATGCCGTTGCTGGCGCCACCGTAAGACTGGTTACCCAACGACGCCCACGACATCGGCGAGCCGGTCAGCTGTGAGGACAGGCCGAGCGAACTCTGGCGGATGCCGGACGCCGTGGCGCCGATCTGCGACGCGTTGGCGTAGACGTTCGCGCCCGACTGCATGTTGCCGGCGGCGCTGTTGCCTGCCTGCGTGCCCGTGCCCAGTGCTCCCAGCGCCTGCGAGGGCAGGTTGTTGCCCATGTTGATCGCATTGCCGAGCATGTTGTACCCGGTCTGGATCGTGTTCTCGCGCGCCGTGTTGGCGTTGAGCGCGCCCTGCGCCGCGCCGGCGACACCGAGCTGACTCGACAGCGACGACGACATCACCTGCGACGGGTCGATACCCATCGACGCGAGCTGGGACATCTGGTTGTTGCGCTGCGCCTCGATCTGCGTCTGGTTGTCGGCCAGCGCCTGAGCCGCAGCAGCAGCTTGCTTCTCAGGCGACGAGTACGCCTGCGCTTCCTTGATGTATTGGTCTTGCAGCGGCAGGATCGTGTTCGTGTAGCGCGCGCGGTCCTCCTGCGCGTACTGCATGGACTGGTCCATGGCCGACATCTGCTTGTCAGCGACTTGGCGCGAGATGGCGTTGGCCGCGTCCGCCTGATCCAGCGCGCGGCTCTGCAGACCCATCTGCGTGTCGTACTGCGCCTGACTCTGCTGCAGCTCTTGGTTGGACAGGTCCATGTAGCGGTTGAACTGCTCCGCGGACATGTTCATCTGCTGCTGCGCCTGCGCCAGCTGCTGCTTGGAGATCTCCAGCTGCGCGTTGCTGAGCGGGGTCAGGTCGGGCGGCTTAGGCGTGCTCTTTTTTCCCACCGGAGTGCTCCTCAGCTACTCGTACACGAAGTGGAAGTACCCGCCGGGTGTTTCCCCGAGCGCCCGTGCGCCCATCCTGACGTTGATATTAACCGCCAGCGTATGGTTTTTCCATGCCGCACTGTAGACCTTCCGCCCGGTGCGAACCCTCCCCCATATCAACCGGACGACCCGGCGCGACGCCGCGGGGGAATGGTTCGTCGGGAGGGCCACGATCACACTGTCGCCATCCTTCTCCGGGCAGAGCTTGAACCCGATCACGCCGTCCGTGCCGAGATGTGTCAGCTCCCACTCCCCGGCAGCGAATTCGCCGAACGGCTCGATGGGGGCGCCCACCGTCTCGTGCGCCGACATCACGCGCGCGTAGAGCAGGCGCGCGAGGTAGTTCGGGTCGTCACACACCGGCGTTCTTCAGCCGGGCCTCCACCGCTGCCAGCCGCTGCTCGAACTCGAACTTCCGAGTCGCGCGCTGGTCATCGTCGGTGACACCCTGCAGCATGTTGACCGCCTCGGCGAGCTTCTCCAGCTGAAACTTCGGCGTCGCGCCGATGTGGGTCGTGACATCGATTTTCTTGACATCCGTCATGGGACGTTCTCCAGTTCTTTCCGCGTACCGGCCAGCACTACCGAGAACACTGAGAGGGTGCCGGATACCTCGACTTCCCACTTTACCGCCTTGAAGCCCGACGGCAGGTTAACCGGCTCCTCCGAGTTCACCACACCGACCCACACGAGCGTGTCGTCCGCGTAGACCTTCACGCCGATCGAGTCCGAGGCCAGCGACTGCTGTGGGACACCCAGCCCGTTGATGCCGCCCTCGTTGATGCCCTTGTCGTCGATGGCGTAGCCCGATGGGTCGAACGGCGGCGGTGCCGGCGGCGCCGGTGCGTTGCCGAACGCGAGGAAATCGCCGCGCACCTGCAGTACGCCCATGTTCACCGGCTTCGGCACCATGAACGGTTTCGACCGCCACACGAACACCAGCGGGCTGTCCACCGCACCATCCCACTGGAACAGCTGGTCACCGATGATGACGTGCGCACTATTGTCCACGGCGGAGTTCTTGATCCGCTTCACGCCGTTGACCTGCAGGTCCGTGAGGCCCGTCGTCGCGTCGTCGAAACCGAGCGAGTAGCCCAGCTGTGACGAGTAGAACCCGAAGTACCGGCTCTGGTAGATCGCGCCGGACGTCGACACTGGCGGGAACCGCGCCAGCCAGTCCTTGCGCGTGGCGAACGCGTTGCTGTTGTTCACCACGCCGTCGGCCGAGAGCGAGATCAAGCCATCCAGCGACGGGTAGAACGCAGCGGTCGACGTGCACACGAAGCCGTCCTGCGACAGGCAAGGGATGACTTCGCCGAAGTTCTGTGTGGAGAGCGACGTCGGGCTCGTGCCTGACACCACGGCTGGGCGTCCGGTCGTGCCGATCACCAGCAGCGAACCGATCCACCCGATGGCCACGATGTCTTCAGGCACCGCGATCTGGTAGCTGTCGGGCCATGCGTGCGGGAACCACGGCACGCTGAAATACACCGTGCGACCCTTGAACGCCGACAGCATGCCGTTCGGGCCAGCACACAGACCCTTCAGGTCGGCCGGCGGCGCATCCCATTGCAGCGACTGCATGGCGGGCTGCGTCGCCAGCGTGGTCTCTGACATCACATCCGAGTAGCTGGCAGGCACGCTGCCGATGTCCCACTCCACCACTTCACGATATGTGACGGTGTTCGAGGTGAGCGACGCGATCGTGCGGTACATCCGCAGCTTGATGATGTTCGGGTTCGTGGGCGCCACCAGCGTGTTTGCGTTGGTGATCGTCCACGTGCCGTCACTGTTGCCCGACACAGTGATCGTGGACGTGTCGCTGGCCGGGCCTTCCTCGCCGTACTTCGACACGAGGATGAACGTGTACACGCGCGTAACGGCATTCGCCGATGTACCACCCGCGGTGGCGATCGCAGGCGTCGTCCCGAACGTCGGTGGGGGTAGGCCGACCGGTTGGCCCGGCGTGCCCGCCTCGACATCGGCCATCGTCGTGATGGTGAACTTGATACCATCCGTCCAGTAGAGCCGGTTGTACGCATCGTTGATGATCGGCGCCTTCACCACGTCCGTGCGCTGGTCGAACGGGATGTAGTAGTTCGTCAGCGTCGGGTCGTTCGGGTGGCGGTAGTGAAAAACGTCCTGCAGGTTGGGGTGCGACGCATACGTCGCGAGCAGCTTCAGCTGGCTCCAGCTGCGAAGCTCGCCAGAGAACAGCTGCGCATTGAGCGCGTACTGCGCAGCGTTGTCAGGCAGCAGTCGGCTTCCCAGTCGCGGGATGATGCCGCCGAAGCCAGAGATGCGCAGGATCGTCATTGACCCTAGTCCCTCGTGTACGTGAGCGAGACCGGCACGTCCACGTAGCTCGACGTCGTGCCATCGGAAACGGTGCAGCGCGCAACGGCGTCGAGCGTATTGAACACCTGCGCGGAAAAATAGGTCGACGCACTACTGGGCGCGTTTATTGTCACTGAGCCAGAGATGATGCTCCAGCTGTAGGTGTAGGCGGCATTGCCACCGTGCCCAGTGACGGTGACCGTGTTGCTGGCCACGAAGCCGCTCGGGTTGGGGCCGCTACCACTACCAGACACAGACGTAGGCGCCGCCGTGGCTGTCACCGGCTGGTATTTCACCGCGCCGGCCAGCTGCGCCAAACGGATCGGAGGTGCCGTCGGAACACCAGCGTTCTGCGCCGTATCCGGTACCCACGCACCACCGCGCACGAACGCGTGCAGCGGCGTGCCTGCCGGCGCGCCGAACTCCGCGCGCACCGCAGACAGGGACACCGGAGGCCCGGGGACCGCCATCAGATCTGCACTCCGCGCGAGCGTGCGTCTTCGATAAGCGCCTGCAAGACGCGCGTGATCGGTGACGTCATCCGCTGGTAAGCCATACCCTTGAGTTTCTTGTCGCCGGGACCCTCGAAGATCAGCTCGGGGGTGACGTCCGCCTGCTCGTCCGCAACGAACCCGAAGTCAGCGCGGTCCGTTTGCAGGTTGTGGTAGCGCACCGGGCGCGACTGCATGACGATGCCCACGGCGTCGTCGAGCGCCATGCTGTCGATGTTTTCCTTGATCCGCATGTCGGAACTGTCGATCACAGAGCCGCCCGTGATCGTGCCAGTGAACGTGATGCTGGCAGCATTCGTCGCGTTGTTCTGCGGGCGTGCGGCGAGCGCCGCATCGAGCCCGTTGGTCATCGCCGTCGAAAGCGCTGCGGCACCGATCGACGTCGCGAGCGCTATGTTGCCAGAGCCGTCGAAGTTCGCACTGCCTGTGACCGTCCCGGTCAGTGCGATGTTTCGCGCGTTGGTGAGCTTGTTCGCGTTCGCAACGGTCGTGGTCGCGACCCACGCTTTCGATGCGATAGCGCCCATCCCCGTGGCGTCGACCTGCATCGTTACGTCCGCGCCATTCCACCCCACGTAAACCTTGTTCGTCAGCTGGCCTGCGCCACCACCCTGCTGCACGGGCGTGAAGTTGAGCTTTGCATTCCAGCGCGCATCGCCGAACGTCTGCAGCGGCGTGTCGAACTGCGCGATCGGGAGCTTTGCGTCGCCGTCGAGCGTCGCGACACCATTCGCGGTGCCAGCGAACGCCGTCCAGTCGATGTTGCCGAGCATGCCTGCAGTGATCCGCATCTCGACCAGCGTCGAGGCAGAAAACGCGCGAGCGAGTGTTCCCTCGCGTCCGCGAGTCACGGTCAGCGTGTCCGCCGTACGCGCGGTGCACTCGACGATCTCGATATTGCCTGTGATGTCCTCGATCGTCAAAAGAAACGTCTTGCCAGCCGCCGGCATCGGAAACAGCGCGCCGTCGCCGTTGGGCAGCGTGATGGCGGGGTCCGTCGGTGCGACGTTGCCGAGCAACGAGCTGCGCGCATTGTTGGCGTAGAGGTACTTGGCCATGTCAACGAATCCTGCCGGCGAAGGTGGGTGCCTTCACGCGCGGCTGCGCCGTCGCACCACCACGCCGTACTTTGGCGCGGAGTGCCTGCTTCGCCTTGGTGAAGTTCATCATGTGGTAGCTGGCCATGGACGTGTCGCGCCACGGCTTGGCAGGCATCGCGAAGAACTGCGCGAGCGCGCCGGACGCGACCTTCTCCGCGTAGTCGTCGAACAGGTCGTCGGGCACGTAGTCGTCCGCGGGGTCCTGCGTCAGCTGCTTGTAGATCAACACGGTGACCGGGTAGGCAGCATCCGGCGGCCGGTTGATGCGGATGACGCCGGGGTACAGCTGCCACCAGCCATCTGGCGTGCCGGGCTCAGGCAAGTAGCCCTCCGGCCAGCGATGGGACTCGACCACCGACGGCATCGACCGCGATGGGTCCGTCGGGTAGGGCATCGACAGAATGCCCGCAATGAGGCCGCCGTCGCGCGCTTCGACGCGGTAGTCCGTCACGCCGGGCTGGAACGTGAGCGGGACAGCCTCACGCCACATGGTCGTCGAGCGCTGCCAATCACGGATCGCCTTGCGCAACTCGAAGTCCACCATGGGCGCATCGACACCGCGGAGCACTGGCATGATGTAGTCGTAGAAATCCTTGAAGTTCGCCATCACGCGGCTCCGATCAGTTTCTGCGTGAACGCCGTGATGAACGTCATCGCGCGGCCGTCGACGGCAAACTCGTCATCACGGATCTCCGCCCAGCCGGCGACATACCCAACGCAGGCGCTGAAGCACGTATCGGCTAGGGGGAAGTCAACCGCCGAGTAGTCAGTCGAGGGGTCGGTCGAAACGAAGCTGCGGCTGAGCTGGAACGTGCCGACGAACATGTCGGGGCGGAGGCGCTTCGCCTCGGACACCGCATCGTTGAGATACCCCACGAGATCGCTCGTGGGGTATCGGAAGCCACGCCCTTGGTCCTGATCTTGGAGGACCTGACGAACGCGATCCAGCAGATCAGAGACCTTGTAACCCATGGCGTCCTCGATTACTCGGTGGAAATTTCTTCCTCGCCAGTATCGCCGGCGGCAGGCGCCAGATCAACGGGCGCGGGGTCAGCAGGCGCAGGCTCGAACTGCAGCACGGGCTCGACGGGCACGGGGTCAGCGGGCGCAGGCTCGAACTGCAGCACGGGGTCGGCGGGCACGGGGTCGGCGGGCAGCGGCGGCGTGGCAGCAGCCTTCTCGGTGCCTGCAACGCCCTCGAACTCGCCCGGATTGCGGTCCTCGTACCCCGCCGGGAACTTCAGTGCCGCGACGGTTTCACCGCTCGGCTTGTGCAGGTAGTGCGAGAACAATGCCTCGACTTTCTCTTCGATCTTGGACATGACGCCTCCATGGGCCGGAAAGAACCCCCGGCCGAAGCCGGGGGTAAGGTCACGCTGCGAGAAACCTCGCTACGCTTAGCCCTTCACCGCATACGCGGTGGCGAGCGCCGTCGGCTGCGGCACGCCACGGCCGTAGACCTGCAGGCCGCGCATGATCGTGCCGAACGTGCTCTCCGACCGGATGGTCTCCGACTTCACCAGCTGGGTGGCGAAGGTCAGCGCCATCGGGTGGATCGCGTAGATGTACGACGCGGTGGCCGCGCCTTCCACCGCCGTCGGCATCAGGTTCGAGCCGTAGATCTCGAACCGGTCGATGGTGCCGAGCAGGCCGTTGCGCATCACGCTCACCGTGTCACCGGTGATCGACGCGTTGCGCAGGTCGGACTTTTTCAGCATCGCCGCGTAGGACATCGGCATGACCAGCTTGCGGCCGGTCTCGGGGATGTTCTGCTCGTCCAGCACCAGACCGAGATCGATGATCGTGTCGATGATGTTGGCCGGCGTCAGCGAGAGCGGTGCACCGGTGGCACCGAGGTTGATGTTGGCCGAGATACGGCCCGCCGTCGCGCCCTTGTTCGCCGCGGCCGCGCGGGTACGCAGGAACGCCAGCACCTCGGTATCGACGGTGATCTTCATCTTCTCGGACGCGTTGTCCGCCCACGGGCCGGTCATGTTGAACATGGCCTGCGCATCGGCGACGTCGTCGAGGATGAACGACCAGTAGTTGCCCTGATCGATCATCAGGTCCAGCGTGGTCTGCGTCGGCCGCTGATTGGTGAGGTTGTCACCCATCTTGTACGGCGTGATGGTGATGTCCGGTACTTGGTTGATCACCACGGTGTCGCCCATGTTCTTGATCTCACCGAGGTAGTCGGTGGTCGAGATCGCGGGGACGACAGCGGCGTCGTAGAAGCGCTCCAGCAGCTTGCGCGACCAGAGGGTCGGGATGATATTACCGGAGTAATCCGGCTGCCCTGCGGCGATGGGATAGACGGCCATGATGGCTCCTCAGTAGTGGCGGATCGCGTTACCGGCGGCGCGTGGAGTCGGCAAACCGACTCTCCGCCACTGCCCGGTCCATGTCGTCGGCGATCTCCTGCCACTTCGCTTCGCGACCCTTCCACTTGCCCTTCGTCTTCTCGTCGTAGTGACGGTTGACGTCTTCCACCGTGTACGTCCGCTGCGGCCGCGCATTGCGGCCGGGCGACGTCGAGGCAGCTGAGGCTGAGGGGGACACAAGCGCAGCGGCGGGATTCGCCGGCGGAGGCGTGGCGGCTGGACGGGCATTGCCGTCAGCCATTCCCACGTCCTGCTTGAATCGATTGATCATCCGAGCGCATCGGTCAGCGTCCCCCCTCTGGAAAGCTCGCTGGATGATGCCCAACCTCGGCTCGTCGCTATCTTCACCGACTTTTTGCAGCCAGTCAACAAACCGCGTGTCACCGCTTTCGTGCATGTGATTGATATGTTCCCAGTCGGGAGCGCCCTGCGCATCGACCACCAGCTGGTTCATGCGCGCGGCGAATTGCTGCTCGACCGTGTTCCGGGTCACCTGCGCCGTCGCCTCGGAGGTGTTGCGCACGCCGGCCAGCGCCGACTCCATGCTCTGGATCTTGTCCAGCAGCGGCCGGACGCCATCGCCCACGATACGGCGCACGAAGTCCGTCAGGTCGGCGCCGTATTCCTCGATCTCCTGCTCGGTCACGCTGGACCGCGGCGCGGCCGGCGCCGGCGCGGCAGGCGGCTGCTCGACCCGGCGCTCCAGCATGCGCTCCAGCGTCTGCGAACGGCCGCGCTCGGCCGCCAGCTCGGCGTTGGTGCGGTTGAAGTTACCCTCCAGCGTCGCCAGCCGCTGCTGCAGCTGTGCGTACGCCTCGGCCGTGATCGGACCCGTGCCGGACGGCGGTGCGCCGTCGCCACCGATCTGCGTGACCTGCTGGCCTACGCCGAACTGGGTATCGGGGTCACGCGGCGCGCCATCGGGCGCCGGGGCGCCATCGTCCGGTACGCCATCCGCGTTCTGGATCGCCGTGATCTGTTCGTCCGCCTCACGGGCGGCGTCGCGTACGCGCTGGGGGGTAGCCATTAGGTATTTTTCCTGTTGAGGATAGCGATGATGTCGTTCAGCTGTTGTGCCCGACCTTGGAGGTTCGGAACGGCCGCTGACGTGTTGGTGACGAGTGCATCTTTCTGCTGCGCGAGCAGGTCTTCCATGCAGGTCAGGACGACCTTGAACGCCGGGCTGAGCCGAAGGGCGCAAACCGCTTCGGTCAGCCGCAGCTGGGCTTCCTTGCTGTACGCCTTCGGGACCGTCAGGTCACTCACGAGACGGTGACCGACGGCGCCTGACGCTTGTTGCCGTTCTTGTTGCCCGACTTGTTCGCCGGGAACGGCTTCAGGGTGGGGGTCTTGACCGGGGTCGGTGTCTGCGAGGTCTTGCTGCTGATCACTTTCGACTTGCCGGTGCCGAGGTTTGCCTTCTGTGCCATGGGATCATGCCTTCGGTGGTGCCGCGCCATCGGCGGCGGGTTGCGGTGCCGGCGTCGCCGGGACGTTGGGCGCCTGCGCCGACGGCGGGGTGCCGGGGCCAGACGGACCACCCATGGCGCCACCCGGCGCCGGAGGGTTGGGTTGCTGCGGCGGCTGGCCGGGTGCGCCCTGACCGGGCGCCACGCCCATCTGCGGCACGCCGCGGCCGATGGAGTCGGTGGGCAGCTGCAGGTCGTTGGCCATTTCCTTGATCAGCTCCGTGCGGAACTGCGGGCCGACGATCGCAAGGTCGGTGGGGTTCGCCGTGACCTGCAGGAACTGCGCGCGGCGCATGCGCAGCTGGTCGCGCTGCACGAGCTGCGTGGCGCCCTTCGCCACCACGTTGATGTCGCCGTCGTCCACGAGGTCGGGCCGCGTCAGCGACAGGTAGATGTTCAGGTCGATGACGGCCGGCTCGATCACGTTCTTGTCGATGCTGGTGACCGCCTGTTTCATGGTGCGGTTCGCGGCGTCCATGAGCATCGACAAGCCGCTCGATGTGCGGCCGATCGTCGACATCCCCTGCGGGTCGCCCTGCATGAACTGCGGCATGGCGCTGAAGATGTCCGCCATCTGCATCAGCTTCTCCAACACACCCATCAGCTCGTTGGCGTTCGAGCTGGGCTGGAAGAAATTGATCGGCGGCTGGCTGCCTTGGCCCATGGGGTCATCCGTGAATGGCCAGACCTTCCACGGGAACATCGTGAGGTCTTTCTCCTCGGGGTCGAGCCGACCTTCGTTCACGGCCACCTGCGGGCCGCTGGCGATCGCCATGTTGTTGATCAGCGCGCGGAACGTGGCGTTGCCTGCGTCGCAGATGTCCTCGATCATCTTCGGGACGCCGAGGCCGATCACGCTGCCGGGCACGCGCTCGAACGAGTCGATGTAGAACGGCTTGTTGCCGAGCGGGTGCGGGTTGATGCGCACACCGATCACCGTGTCGTCGATCAGCCAGCCCGTGATGTTCAGATCCTGCGTGGCATCGGGGACATCCTTCGCGTCCATACCCCAGTCGATCAGCAGGTCGCCGCTCACACTGCCATGGAACTCCAGCATCGGGAACGGCCGGTCCACGGCGTCCGTGCGGTAGCTCTGCGTCTGGTCGGACTCGCGCTGCTCCAGCACCGAGCGCTCCCACTCCGTGTACGAGAACCAGTCCTTGAACGACTCCGGCTGACGGTCGAGGATCGACTTGATCGCATCGGTGTCGTAGGCCGGCAGCCCAATCAGGGACTGCAACGCCTGCCGGTTGATCCGTTGCTTATGGACGATGTAGCCGTCCTGCGCCGACTGGGACCATGGCGCGACGTAGACGTCGAACGGTGAGCACCGCTCCCACGTCATGGTCGGCTCGTTCTTGACGACGGCCTTCCCACCTTCCCAGTGCATCTGGTTGCGGTAGTACACCACCGGTCCCTTCAGCACGGCGTAGGGGAATGTGGCGATGTCTTGCAGGAACGACCAAAGCGCAGAGTAGAACCCACCCTGCTGCAGCAGGTCGTCCAGCTGGTTCTCGCGCTGTCGCAGTGCCTGCGTGGAGTCCTGCATCTTGTGCTGATACAGCATGTCGCGCAGGTCGCGCCGGCGTGCGAACAGCATCTGCGGGGTCAGCTGAATCGGCTGGCCGCTGGCTGCCGCGTCGTTCTGCGCCTGCCGAACCTCGGTCTGCAGCAGTTGCGCGATCATGCTTTCCGTCTCGGTGTCGAGCGGCATCTCCGGCTCGGCCGTCGACTCGATCCCCCACGGTCGATCCGTGGATGTGTAGACGTCGCGCAACGCCGCGGCGACGCCTCGGATCTTGTTGGCGGCCAGCCGCAGGAACACGTCCGTCGACTCGGAGTCCTGAATCTGCTTCAGCTTGTCCGGGGCGTACTCGCCGCGCGAGGCGCGCAGGGCGGCAAGCAGGTCATCGTCCACGCCGCGCAGCTTGCGCGTGTCGCGGGATGCCTCGTAGGCGTCGCGGATGTATTTCGCGAGGCCCGAGGCGATCGATTCATTGGCGGCGGACGATGGCGCCGTGGTATCTGTTGGGTCAGCGCTCGACCCCATACCACCCATGGCGCCGCCGTCGGACGTTGCCGGGACGGGTACACCCAAGGTGCCGCGCAGGAGGGGGGTGGCCACGTTGTCGTCTCCGTCCGAGTTCCGGGTAATATACAGACGCGACCCCGAGGAGTCAGCATGTTCGTTCCCAACACCCCTGCGCCGACATCTGCGGCCATCGAGGGTCCCACCACGCTTCCAGCCGCTTCTCCGCTCGCGGTGGGCGTCTCGGATCGATTCCTGCAGTACGACGCTCGCGAGCTGGCGCGCCGCATTGTAGCCGGGCTGGACCAACCCCTGCAGCTGGCCATCGGCATGGGCCTGACGCCCGAGCAGTGGCAGGTGCTGGAGTTCCATCCCCACTTCATGAAGCTCATGGGGGAGGCGCGCGACGAGGCGAACAGCGCCAACGGGCTTGTCGATCAGGTGCGCCTGAAGGCGCTCATGGCGCTCAACGAGGGCGGCGTGCTCGACATGGCCTCGATCATGGCCGACCCCAAGACCGCACCGAACATCCGCAAGGGCGCGTTCGACTCACTGGCGGACGTCGCCGGCATCACCCGCCACAAGGACCAGCAGGCCAGCCAAGCCGGCGCCGGTCCACTGATCACGATCATCATGCCGGGCGGGAACGCCTCGCCGCGTGTGATCGGTCCCGTGGTCTCGGAGCAGTGACGGCATGAAGACCTACGAGGCCAGCCCGACCGTCGCGCAGCTCATGCTGAGCTACCGCTATTCGCGCGTGTCGACCCTGCTGGGTCCGATCGGCGGCGGCAAGACGGTGGGCATCATCATGACGCTGCTGAGTATCATGAACGCGCAGAAGGCCGACGAACGCGGTCGCCGCCGCACGCGCTTCGCCGTGGTCCGCAACACGAGGCAGCAGTTGAAAGACTCGGTGCTGAAGTCCGTCCACGACTGGCTGCCGCCCAACGGATCGAGCATCCTCTGGCGCGAGACAGACATGACGCAGGTCATCTCCTACCGCATGGAGGACGGCACGCAGGTCTACAGCGAATGGGTGTTCCGTTCCCTCGACGACGCCGACGACGCCCGCAAGCTGCTCTCCGTGGAGTACACCGCGGGCTGGCTGTCCGAGTTCCGCGAGATCCCCGTCCAGCTGCTCACCGACCTGCGCTCGCGCATGGGGCGCTACCCCTCCATGAAGGACGGCGGCTGCACGTGGCACGGCGTGCTGGCCGAGTCGAACATGCCCATCGAAGGCAGCGAGTGGCACCAGCTGCTGGAGGTCGACCGCCCGAGCTGGCTGAACCCACTCATGCAGCCGCCAGCGATGCTGCGGAAAGAGGACGGCGGCTTCGAGCCGAACCCGATGGCGGAGAACGTGAAGTGGCTCGCACCGGGCTACTACGAGGATCTGGCCGAGGGCGCGACCGAGAACTGGATGAAGTCGATGGTGCTGTGCGAATACCCGCCCAGTCTCGATGGCAAGGCGGTATACCTCGGCACGTTCAAGCGCCACCAGCACGTCAGCGAACTCCCACTGCAGACATGGCAATTCGGTGACTTCTCGCCCTCCCTGCTGATCGCCGTGGACCAAGGGCGCAACCCGGCAGCATTGATCTGCCAGCAACAACCCCGCGGCACGCTGTACGTCCTGCGCGAGCTGTTCGGCCAGAACATGGGCATGGACCGGTTCGGCACCGAGGTGCTGCGCCCGGCGCTCGCCGAGCGCGGGTTCGTCGGGCTGCCGTGCACGCTGGTGATCGATCCCGCTGGCTTCCAGAAGTCACAGATCAACGACCTGTCGCCCGCCGAGGTGCTGAAGCGCATGGGCTTCGCCGTCATGCCGGCGCCTACCAACGACATCATGCGGCGCATCGAAGCCGTCGAGCGCACGCTGCAGCGCAGCGATGGCCTACTGATCGACCCCGGGTGCAAGGAACTGATCCGCGGCCTGACCAGCGAGTACCGGTTCCGCACGAAGCGCAACGGCGAGCTGGAAGACCGGCCCGAGAAGAAGCACCCCGTGTCGGACCTTCAGGACACCTTGCAGTACGCCGCGCTGGTCGCCGGCGGCGTCAACCGCAGCGCGCTGTTCGGGGGTGGCGTGAAGCGCACGCAGGTGCGGCGCAGCCTCAAGGCGTTCACCTGATCGGGACGACATCCGACTTGTCGTCGAAAATTTCGCCGCGGGAGATGTCGCCTTCCCCTTCGGTGAACGTCCGCTGTGCCAGCGCGAGGATACCCACCACCTGTGTTTTCATGGTGCAGGCTTCGCCGAACGCATGCAGTCGGATCTCGCCATTGTTGCTGTAGGTGGTCACCAGCAACGTGCGTACCGACACGGGGTCGCCATCGCTGTCGACGCCGTAATCTCCACGCTCGATCACATCCGCCATGTGGCGCAACCGACCAACGACATCGCGAAGGGAGGGGATCAGCTTGCCCGTGGCATCAGGGCGGATCGGCGTGGGAGTGTCCATGTCACTTCTCCGGTGCGCAGCGGATCGCCACGACACGCAGCGTACCGTATGCCTGTGCGTCTGCCGCCTTGCTGGTCAGGATCGCCCGTGCCTGCGCGTCGGGCGCGAGCAGCAGGTAGCCGCCGGGCAGGCGCGACAGCAGCGCCGGCGTCGCCTCCAGCGCAGACTTCAGGCACTCAGCCGGGACCGGCACCGTGGGCTGCGCCACCGGTGGCACCGGCCGCGGCGTCGTAGAGCTGCAGGAACTCAGGAGAAGCCACAGGATGACCGGGGCACACCACTGCAGGATGACTCGGGGCCACCTGCGGCGCGGGATGGAAGTCGACATGGCTGATCTTCTCCGTGAGGGTCTGGTTCGTCGTACGCAGGTCGGCCAGCTGGCTGTTCAGTGTGGACGTCTTGCTGCGCTCCTGATCCAGCTGGTTCGCGATCCGTTTCGCTGCAGCGCGCTCGTCCTCGATCCGCTGGTCCATCACTTTCTGGTCGTGGTCGATCTGCGCCTTCAGGTCGGCGGCAGCGCTGGCGCGGTGGATCAGCGTGCACAGGCCGGAACCGACAATCGCGCCGATCACGAACGCGATGGCCACGATGGCGAGTTTGATCTGCGAGGTCATGCGGCGGGCTCCATATTCGCCGCGCGCAGCTGGGCGCGCAGCTTGTCAACGAGGTCTTCGGCCTGCCGCGCGCGGCGGATCGCGGAGTCGACCTGATCGGAAACCTGTTTCAGCCGTGCGTCGAGTGCGTCCATGTCGGCACGCCATTTCGCACTGGCGCTCTCGTGCTCGTCACGCAGCTGCTTCACCATGGTGTTGAGCATGGTGATCGTCTGGCTGTACGCCTGAAACGAGTCCACCTGCACCGCAGCCTGCGCGTCGGCGACACCATCGACACGGCGGTTCGCCGACCACCTCCGGATGACGCCCCATGCGGCGCCTGCCACAAGAACAGCGCCACCGATGATCTTCCCGACATCGATGCTGAGGTCGGGATTGGGAGGCGCCGGCAACATCACTATGCAGTCTCCCGGTCGCGCGGCGTCAGATCCGTGCGGACCACGGCATGGAGCGCCATGATGCACGTGATGATGTACCCCACGAAGTCGGGATCGACATGGGGGGCAGTGAGGATCGTACCGCCCGTGACGCCAACCCACAACCCGAATGTCGCGATGTTGGTCACAGCCGCGAACGCTGGCCGCGCATGCGGGTCGAACAGGCGCCACCACAAGAACGCGGCGTCGACCGCGAACGCCAGCGCCCACCAGTGCCGGAACCCGGAGACCAGCACATAGGTCGTGTCGGCGGACGGCACCACGTGCGCTGCCGCGGTGAACACGGCATACAGCGTCGCCGCGATCGCCAGCAGCATGCGCACGGCGATCGTGGAACCGTATCGGATACCTTCGTAGGTCGCTTTCACATCAATCGGCAAGTGCATGAAGCGCAGCCTTATAGGCCGGTGGCCATCGACTGTCATCTGGCTTCCCCGGCCGCCATAGTCGCAGATAGAGCGCATACGCACCAGCCGGGTCAGTGGGGAGCGGCAAAGGGTCAGTCCAGAGCAGCAAACGGGCGAACACGGCACCCAGCAGGTCGTTGGTCTCCATCGCCACGTACACGGTGTCGACGGTCGGCATGACGCCCAACTCGGTGCATGCGGCAACGGCCATGGCTCGACTGGTTTGGTCGCTGAGCACGCCGCGGATGCCGCCCCGCTCGAACTGCCAGAACGACCGCGCCGGTCCACCGCCCGTCTGGACGCGCGTCCGATACCCCGACTCCTGACCGCCGATCGCCAGACCGATCACATCGGCGCGTCCGGACCGCACGAGCGGCGGCAATATCGCCATGGCGGGGCGCCAGACCTGTGCCAGCACGGCGTCGACGGTTGTCGGTAGCGTCAGCACGTCACTCTCCTTTCAGCTGGTCGGCGCAGTGGCCGGGCGCCACAACGTCCATCAGACGGCATAGCACGCACCCCCACCGTCGTCCGGCGACCTGTGCCTTCGCCGCGCGCAGGCTCACCGTCTCGTCGCTGCGACCGTTCGCCGCCACGTTCACCGCCTCGTCGATCTCCACGGCGATGCGCATGCCCTTCGCCGGCACGCGGAACACACAGAGCAGATACCGCACGAGCGCCAGTGCAGCGCCAGCGGCGATCATGGGGAACAGCAAGAGGAGCGTCAGGCGTGACTTCACGGTGCACCTCCATGCACGACCCACCCGCTATCCGCAGCTTTCGGCGCCTGCGCGAGGATCTCGTCCACAGTGAGCGCGGCCAGTGCTGCAGGTGCCATCGCCGCAAGCGTCGCCTGCTGGCCGTAGGCCCACGTCCAGAGCGCGTCACGGTACGCGAGCATGGCCTTGGCGTCGGTGTCCCACTGCGTCACGCTGCTGCCCACGTAGCTGATACAGGACAGCGCCGTGTCGTAGCCGTTCTGCTTCGCGACCCCATCGACCCACGACTGCAGCTGCGGTAGGAACCGCGCCACGATGTCAGCGACGGTGGGCGGTGGCAACGGCTGGATCGTGGATTCGTCCTCCGGCCACTGTGGGTTTCCACGCGGAATGAATGCGCCAGTGTCGGTGTCGAAAATCACATCAGGATTAGTGGTTTGCTGATACATGGTCAAAGCTCCGCGTCTGCTGTCCAATGACCCTGCATATTAATCGCCGTCATGGCTGCTGTCGTGACAGCACCAAAAGAGAATGTCTTTGTGCTGATAGTCGAGCTAATAGGCGTGACATCCGCACCCCCGAATGCGTCTCTGACTTTGCCTGAAACCCCCGCTGTCGTATACGGCGTCACGCTAGGCACGGCGCGCTTCTCCACTTTGAATATCGAGCCCACATTAACAGTGTAGGTTGCTGACGGTAGTGGTGACATAAAGAATTGCATGATCCCCAATGTCGTGTTCGTTCCGGGCGCCGTGCCCACGTCGTAAGACTTCTCGAAATACCGCTGGCACAAAGACAACTCCAACCCGAATGGACGCATCTCGAACGGCGTCGGCACGCTCCCCACTTCCAGCTGTACCTGCGCAATATCGAACGTGCCGGACTGCTGGCCCATCGTTCCCGTGTCAACGTTGAATGTCGAACCCGCATCGTACCAAAACCAAAATCGCAAAGTGTCATCGCCATTGGTCCCCATCGTTGCTCCGGCAATGGACGGCATTACAATGGTAGCTGAAAACTTCTGCCACGCTGTCGTCAGGCTGAACTGGGTTACACCTATCTGTAGCGCGGGTGCTGACGGGGCGCCCCCCGAGCCGAAGTATTGTGCGAATTCTGTCGCTAGCTTCTTGGGCGCATCTGCCTTGGCCCAAAAACTAAGCGTACAGATTTGACCCGCCGATGGCGCAACACCCTCCATGCGGTATTCACTGCGAGCGTAATTGCTAGCACCCGCAACAGACGCAATAACCGCGCGATGAAAATAAGCGGGACCATTCGGCACTGCGGTTTGACCCGTGGCGAACGACTGCCTACTTGGCGCGATGGTTGTGCCGGCGCTGCGGTCGATCCAACGATCCGCTGTATAAATACTGTTTGCATAAGCCGCCCAAGATGTTCCGCGTTGCCAGAAGTCGAAGTTCCCGTTTATCAGCAGGTTCTTGAATCCGGGCGACGTCCATCCCCACGCCGGCGCGGACGCCGCACCCTGTGACACGGGCACCTGACCGGCGGTCGACCCGGTGCCCAGCATCTTCGCTGTCGTGATCGGCAAGATCGCGTTCGCCGTGTTGCTCGCCGCCGTGGCGGTCGCACTCGCCGCGTTCGCCGTGGTCACCGCCGCGTTGCTGTTGTCCAGCGCCGACTGCGCCTTCCCGTCGATCGCGTTGGCGGTCGCACTCGCCGCGTTCGCCGTGGTCACCGCGGCGTTGCTGTTGTCCAACGCCGACTGCGCCTTCCCATCGATCGCGTTCGCCGTGTTCTGCGCTGCCGTGGCGGTCGCGCTCGCCGTGTTCGCCGTGGTCACCGCGGCGTTGCTGTTGTCCAGTGCCGACTGCGCTTTCCCGTCGATCGCGTTCGCGGTCGCACTCGCCGCATTCGCCGTGGTCACCGCGTCCCCTGCCGCCGCCTGCGCGGCACTCGCCGTGGTCGAGGCGGCATTCGCCGTACTGATCGCGGTGTTCACACCCACCTGATCGGCGACAGTCACGCCGATGTCGGCCGTAGTCAGGTACGACACCACGGGCGGCGCCACGGGCACGGGCACAGCATGCGGGTACTGCGCGAGGTTGATCCCCTGCGCCGCCAGCGCCTGCGGCACCTCGATGCTGTACACAGGCTGGCCGCTGTTGAACCGTTCATAGACCTGCCACGTCCACCCGGTCGGCTGCGCGCCGGCGTCGGTGCAGGGTAGGTCCAGCATGAAGTGGCCCGTCGCGTCGAGGTTCGCGATGATCCGGCGCGGCACCACGCCGATCGTCAGCCCATTCTCGTCGAGCACCACCACGCGCTGTGAAGTCTCGAACCAGACGGACCCTTCGTTCGGCGTGCCATCGACGCGCAGGTAAGTGCCGAACACGGGCACGGTCGGCCAAGTGGTGGGCAAGGTCATCGGGGTGCTCCAGTCGAGGTTCAGCATAGTGTAGGGCATCCGTGCCCCCGGAGCTACCCATCAGCTCTCGGTGAACACCCCTACGCTGGCCGGCGTGACCACACCGGGCGTCGCGGTCACCAGCGCCGCCTGCACCGGCGTGACGAGCCCCGTCGTGTTCGCTACCGGCGGTGTCCCGGCGGTCCCCGCCGCACCGGTGTCCGTGAACGTCGCCACGGCGCCTACCGTGAAGAACGTCCCTTCCGCGCCTGCCACGGTGCCGCGATAGATCTTGTATCCCGTCGCCCCCGGCACGAGCGCCCAATTCACGGTCACGGTCGAGGCCGACCCCGTGGTCACCTGTGACTGTTCGTTGGACTTGAGCGTCTCGCCCAACGCGTTGGTCGCGGTGACCACGTAGTAGTACGTCCCCGCGGCAAGCGCGCCGCCGGCCGTCGCCGTACTGCTCGCTGCCTGCACGGGTGCGGGCAGCGCACTGGTGTTGGCCGCCGGCGGCGTACCCGCCACCATCGCGTTCGTGTCCACGTAAGAGGTGCCTGCGACCCCCGTGGCGACCATCGACTCACCACCTGCTGCCGTACCGCGGTACACGTTGTACGTCACCGCTCCGGTGACCGCGGCCCAACTGACGGTCACCGTGTTGTTCGACTCGGGCAGCGCCACTGCCTGCTCGTTCGATGGCAGCGACTCGCCTTGCGCGTTCACCGCGGTCACGCGGTAGAACCAGTGACCATCGGGCACGGCGCCGCGCGCCAGCGCCGAACCACCCGTGATGCGGTTCACCTTGTAGGTGCCGGGGCTGTCGAGCACGATCCGCGGACTGGACGGCGAGAGCACCAGTGGAAGCGGCAGGTCCGCGCCCGGTGTGGTCTCGACGACTTGGAACTGGGCATTGGAGGGTATGCCCCCCGCCGCCACGAACAGTCCCACGGTGACTTTCGCGCCCGCAGCGACCGCGACGGAAGCGCTTGACGCCGCGGCATTCCCTGCCGCCAAGATGGTTGTTTGTGCCATGAGGATTCTCCCGGTCAGCCCCGCGGGCCGGGGTTGCTGAAGTGTACGGTGTGGACGGGGTTGGGTTCCAGCGGGAGGCGCTCAGGAATTTTTCCTGGAAATTTTTGGTTGTGAAAGTTACATGGTATGTGGAGGCTTACCTGCAAAACGGGGAGGGGTGAAGGGGATGGGTGGCATGACCGTCCAAGGTTCCCGGATGCCCCGCGCCACCCAGCCCCTACCCCCTCAAACCGCCGCGCGAAGCGCCCACGGGGCCAGCGGAGTTACCGACCCGGTAACTTGCAGGGAATAGTCCCTACGTGTTACAATCACTCCGCAGCATGCAATCCCGCATGCCCTGCACCCATTCGCTGGAGAACTGCCATGTCCATTTCCAAGAAAGCCCCCCGCAAGTCCGCCACCGCTGTTGCCGTGGCCGCCGCCATCCCCGCGACCCCTGCGCCGGTGACCGTCATCCCTGCCATCACCGATGCCGAAGGCAAGGCCAAGCTGGCCGGGGCCGACAAGAAAGCCGCGCCGCCCGTCGCCCAGTCTGTGGTCGATGCGTTCCTCGCGGCCGAAGGCAACATGCGCGGCGCGGCGGTCGACGTGTTCCGCGCGTGTATCCACGGGGCCGTGACGCCGGGCCAGTTCGGCGCGCGCAGTGACGCCAAGATCCGCGCGAGCGAGTTCAATTCCGCGTGGAAGGTGCGCTGCGCGTTCGTCGCCCAGCTCACCGCGCGGATGATCGACGAGGCCGCGAGCCATGGCGTCGACCGTCGCGCGAACGTGCTGCGCGTGCTGCGCAAGGCAAAGGAACTGGCGGGTGCGATCAAGTCCGCGAACCTGAAGGGCGAGGCGCTGAAAAAGGCGCTCAACAAGGCGGCGACCGAAGCGCGCGAAGCGGCCGCGCCGGTGAAGCCTGCGCCGCGCGGCGCGCAGCACCGGGTCGGCAAGGCGGAAACCATGGGCGCCTTTGCATCGCTGGCGCTGTTGTCCCTCGGCGACATGCTCGAACAGCTGGGCAAGATCGACGTGAGTGCCAAGCTGCTGCGCAAGGTGAGTGACGCGCGCGAGGCGATCGAGGCCGCGGCGGATGCGATCAAGGCGCTGCGCCCGGCGGATTAAGTGGTGCGAATCTGGCCCCGGCACCACACAAGGTGTCGGGGCTTTTTGCTGGGCGCGAGTCGGCCCCGTCACCCTGAGTCTCTGAGTCCAAGAGCTAGGGGTGTCGGGGCTTTTTCGTACCTGCGGTTTGAGCGCGCTAGTCCGCCGAAGTTACCGGGTCGGTAACTCAGCGGCAGGCGGGTGATGATAAGTTAAATGACTGTGGCGTTCTACAACGCAAAAACAAAAGACTAGATGGCTGT